ATGAAAAAAATTGTTCTGACCATGTTGTTACTGGCAAGCTCCGGGGCTGCTCTGGCGGCGCCGCAAATTATCACCGTGAGCCGCTTTGAAGTGGGGAAGGAGAGCTGGGCGTTCAACCGTGAAGAGGTGATGTTGACCTGCCGTCCGGGTAACGCGCTTTACGCCATCAACCCGAGTACGCTGGTCCAGTATCCGCTCAATGACGTCGCGGAACAGCAGGTTAAAGCCGGCAAGACGACCGCGCAGCCGATCTCGGTGATCCAGATCGACGATCCGCAGCATCCGGGACAAAAAATGAGTCTTGCGCCATTTATCGAGCGAGCGCAGAAGCTCTGCTAGCGTTCCGCGTTATCTTACTGTAATAGCATAAAAAAAACCGCCCTTGCCGGATAACGGCAGTGGCGGTTTTTTACTGGCTGACAGCCGTTTCCCAGGAATTATACGACCACATTGGCCACGGACTGGAAAAGCTGACGCGTTAAACTATTCTTATAGTGCAAGGCGACTTAGCCTGCATTAATGCCAACTTTTAGCGCACGGCTCTCTCCCAAGAGCCATTTCCCTGGACCGAATACAGGAATCGTATTCGGTCTCTTTTTATTATGCTGTTTTATAAGGAAATTTTCGCGGCAATCACGAAACCCCCCGAAAATTACTCGAATTTTCCATATCCTGTCTAAACCATAACATACTCTGCACCTCGTGCGTCCAGGTATTTTTTGGTCATTGTTAAATTTTTGTGGCCGAGCAATCGCTGTGCGAATTCCTCTCCGCGTTCATTTTCATAGAGCCTGCTCGCCAGACTTCTGATCTCATGAAAAGAGGGTGGATTTGGCCCAAACTTTAACTCTGTTGAATCCCTGATATCTGCAAATGCCTGGGTAAGTCCATCCGGTGTTAGTGGACCAGGCTTCCTGCCACCGCGACGAACTGGTGAGTAAACCATGAAGTCAGACGGATTGCCTTCACGGCATCTCTCAATCACATCGTGCAGCATAAGCCCTGCGGCGTCCAGTTTCAAATCAAGAGGTACCGCCAGTTTGTGGCCAGTTTTCTCCTGAGTGATAAATAACCTCTCTTCCTTAACGGCGCTGAAACGTAATAGGGTTATATCTTCTCTCCGCTGTCCGGTAACAAGCGCAAGGTCGCAGGCGTTTCTCGCCCAGTCAGAATGGGAGGAGGCCGCATCACGGATAATGGTGAATTGTTCTAACAGGAGCCTTTCTCGCTTAACTTTTGGTGTTGGTGTGCGAGTGGGCTCAGCAGGGTTTCTGTCAATATGCCCTTCGACAATAGCCTCCCTGAATACATCCAGTAAAACGGATCGCAGTCCAGATGCCATGCTCTTTTTATCGCAGACAATATACCCCTCCAGAAATTCAGCGATGTCCTTAGTTGTTACTGACGCCAGGGGAATCCTACCGAACTCTTCTTTGATAGTGGCTAACTGATTGCGCCTGACCTTCATCGTGTTAGGCTTCAACTCGCGCCGTTCAAGAATAACTTCGTAACGCTCCAGCCATGCGGAGAAGGTGAACGTAGGAACATCTTTTAAGCGGTCAAGCAGGGAGGATGGTAGGTAATTCTGATCGATGTAGTTATTGGCCTCAATGGCCTGGGCTACAGCATCCTTGCGATCAACACGTCCAAGGGAAATCTCCTGTCCGGTTATCGGGTTTCTCCAGCTGTAGAGCCTGTCTCTTTTGCGATAGGTAAGGTTTCTCGGCAGATTAGCGTCGTAACGAGCGGGCCTTTTCGCCATGAGTCAGTCTCTCCAGTAAAGTGCCATTCCTCGGCACATCAAAATTCTTCGGTTTAGGCTTCAACTTCTTCTTGCTCGGATCTACATAGCACGCCTCTGGAATCACCTTGTATTCCTTGCCATGAAGTTCAGGAGCAGGATAAATCCGCCCCTCGCGAGTCCAGCGTCGTAGCGTAGACAATGAGGGCGGCGTTTCGTAGTTCGCATCAGCCCACTGAAGTAACGTAAGTAACTTAGCCATAAATCTTTCCTCTCTATTATCCACATCTCATGCGCAAACTGACGCAACTTATCATCATTACCTACGACAATAAAAAAACCCGCACTCGGCGGGTTATGTTTATTCGATGGTTGGTTTACTTCTTGGCGTTCTGCTCAGCCATTTCAATATACCGAGGGTCACTTGCTCTCGGTAGCTAGATGCTCTTTTCCCTGTAGTAGCGCACGCGTTCCATAAAATACTCGCGCAGATGCTCAGGCTGCTCTCTGGCCACCACTTCGGCGACAACCGGCATGTTCAGGCGCTCTTTGTAGTCGACGCCGGAGGCTGCCAGGTCAACATTGACCTTGTCCTGCTCTTCCGGGCTTTTTGCCGCTATGTTCCACTGTGACATTTGAACTCCAGTAAGCATTTCTATTATTTACATCTTACGGGAATTTGATATAAATAGCGCATATCGGATGGATTGCGACATGACGAGCCCAAATTTCTATAGTGGAATCTGATTAGAATTTGTTTTACGAATTCTGATTCTGAAACCCAATAGTGAACTCTGCTACGCCGCCAAGGCTATAGCTGTCAACCTGCAACCCCTCCGAAGAGGAGGGTTGTCAGTGCGGAGTTATTGGGCAGCTGCTGACAAGACCTTGCCCTATAAAAGGGTATAAACATGGACGCAATCAAAGTGTTCCAGGCAATCTATTACTTTGTGATGTTTGCCTACACATTGCACCAACTAAGCTCCTAACAAGAGCTAGGGAGAGCGGGGTGGCGACCCGCACCCGATTAACATATCCATTGCTGCTTCAACAACTAAAAATCACCCCGACAGTTGGCGCATCGCTGGCATCCAGGCACTTTCACGCGGCGCAGTTCTGGAATGTTATCACCGCAATCAATGCAGTGTGTTGCTGATACTGCGTTGTGGTTAATGCTGTGGGCCTGTATAGCGTTATTGCGGAGAAGTTCTTCAAGCTCGCTGGCTTGGTCAATAATTTCTAAGCTCATGGTTCAACCGCCTTACTCAGCTTCTCGCCGAGCGCAAAGATATAGTCGCGTAGTTCTTCCAGTGACTGCGCCTCTGACTGCAGGATTTCCCGGTGGCACAACTCCTTCACCAGCTGTTCAAACTTGCTGTAGTAGCCGAGGCGGGAAAGCGTTTCCTGTCCGGCATTCTTTCCTTCCTTTACGATTTTCTTCTCGTTCAAAATGAGGTCGTGAGTTGACCCGGTGACGACGTATTTTTCACCGAGTTCGATATAAAGGCTTTTGCTCATTGATTGGCTCCTGATAGCAGGCCTAACTGATACCGCTTAGACCTGACGGAATAAATGCTTCGGGAAGTTACTTTTGCTATCTCTTCCGCAGTTGATGACTTAAAGAGAGATAGTTCTTGCGCAGTCCATGGCTTAATTTTCATGTGGTAGGTAAGCCTGACTCCCATCCTTGATGCCTTGCCCCATATTGCCGGAATCGTTCTTTCGAGCTTTTCGGCGATCAACTCGGCAGGCATAGTGGCAGATACTTCGCGCAGGAAATCCTCTTCCCACGACTCCCAGGGAATGCATTTCATAGTGATTCGACTATTTAATTAACAGGGTTAGCTTGCCGGGCTTCAACTGCACGCCAGGGATGTCGTTGCCGGCTTCAAGTTGGTGCTTTATTGCCAGCTTGTTTGGTTTAACGGTGGTTTCGAACTCGGCATATTCAGGAGGGATGGCTCCGGCGTCGATGATTTCAACCGTCTGCGATGGCGCTCTTATGGTTACCTGGTGTATGCCGGCTCTTAGTTTTTTCTTGCCAAGCATGTCTAGCGATGTGGCGATGCAGGCGTAGATGCTTTCGATTTTGTTTTCGATAGCACAAGCCCGGTCTGTGAGTGATTTCGCCTCATCCCTGAGGCGCCTAGCGTACCCTGTTTCGTTTTTACAGATGGAAAGCAGTTGCTCTATTTTATCTACCAGTTCGCCTTCCATGCCCTCTACGGTGTCCGCAATCATCTCTGGCTCAAGGTCTGAGTCGAGTAGCTTTGCGTATTCGCTGGCAATCTCGTAAAGCTTACTCACTTGGTACCTCCAGCTTTACCTTGCACTCTGCATAGATGGCCTGAACATTCTGCTGCAACTTCATGCCCGCAGTGCGTCGGTATGCTTCCGCAAATACTCGTTTGAGGTCATCCATGGTTTCCGCCTGGGCCATGTCATCACAAAGAACCTGAACCTGATCGATGATTTCCTGTTGGCGACGGCGCTCATCTTCGCGAATGTCTTCCTCTGACTTATGCGGCATTACTGGCTCCTGAAATACACCTTCATCTTCATTGAGTAGGTGGATTGCGCTATCCAGGCGCTGAGCCTTAGGCCAGTATTTGCTCGCACGCTTGACTATGGTTTTGCGGGCCATTTCTTCCCAGAACGTTTTCCACGGGCCGTTTTTAGCTTTGCTGGTTGCCTCTACAGCCTTAATTTCCGCAAGGCTCATCTCTTCCGTGAGATAGTCACCGTCCGCTGTTTTCACCGTGCAATAACCGCCAACTACTGCACCTCTCTCTCCGAAGGCGTTGTATTTGTGAGTCGGTGCTGAGTCCAGGCCGTTTGACTCGTAAGTGTCATTAGCAAAGACCAGTTTGCACTGACCCCACTTAATCGAACCGGTAGACTGGGCCAGATGCAAAAGACCCATGTAACTAATGTCGAGACACACCATCCCATCCCGTGGGACCAGGTATGCAAGTTTGCTGGCCGGGTTAAGCGTGATGCCAATGGCGGCCACGTTGATGATGGCGTTCTGCGCACTCGTTGGATTACCAAGCGCCGTTTTTGCCAGGAAGTCATTTTTCTGGAAATACTGAATGGCAAACTGGCTTTCCTTAGCCCACGTCACGCTCTGGTCAGTCAAAGCGCCGCAGAATAGAGGCTCCTGCTGTTTGACGAACTCTACGATATTACTCATGCTGCATCCTCAAACGAATGGCGACGGATGAATGCCGCTATTGCGTGCTCGACCACTACACGAGGCCGGAACAAGTCCCACATCGCTGTGCCGGCATAGTCCTGGTAGTCACAGTCCTCTTCACTGAGCCACTCCGTTGCGGACTTTGTGTGCTCATCTGGTTTGTGGTCTTCTAGCAGGTTAAAAAGCGGCTGCGCTGTTGCACATAGCCGCTCAACCTCTTTGTCTATCTCCTGATAATCCGCATCGGTAAAACCGGCGATAATCTGCTTAATTTCGTTTTTATCATTCATGCTCAGGCGCATCGTCTCTCTCCTGTTCATTGTCATGCTCGGCTAAAATGCCTTGCATGAGGCGAACGAAGTCTTCGTCAGGCATAGAGCTGACGGGGATATGATTGGTCATGGCGGTCTTTGGTTAGGAATGGTTTGGTTATTTACCGAGAGCTTTATTAATTGCCGCACGTGCAATTGATTGATGCCAAACGGGAAGTACCTGAGACTCCAGCATTAATTGCAAGGCCTCTAGTAATTCCGGAGCCGCAGCAATTAATGTCATATCTTCCTTTTTTACAATCAGCGTAGGGTGTCCATCCCGCATTACAGTCGAGTCAATTACTCCACCATCTTTCCCTGTCGCCTTGCTGCTCAATCTAAGAAAGCTATTGCTTGTCCACCATTCCCATGGGCCAGGTGTAAAATTAAAATCCTGCATTTCCCCTCCGATACCACGGCATGCCCGCCGCAATTTTCATTTCTTCGTTAGCTTCCATCCACTTAGCACCATCACCATTCTTTCTGGCGATACGCGCCTTGATTTGAGCCAATCGCAATAATGTGTGATCAATCTTCATGTTCATCACCAAGTAATAGTCAGCACCAGATAGATGACAGCAGCCCATACAACAGCGCCAAACATTGCCGCATATCTCATAGAGCGCCAGCCGTTTCTGCTCATTGTTAACTCCTGAGGTAATAAAAAACCGCCTCATAGGGCGGCTTTCGACATATTGAAGATGTATTAAATGCTTTTTTGGAATGTTTCTATTCGCTCCTTGAGGCTTATAAGTCCGAGATTATCTCTCGCGTCGTTAACCACCCTTTCAAGCAACTCTGCAGCAGCAAAACTCAATTCATCGTAAGCTACAAATGGATGCATACAACCATCATCGACTTGCTTATCTATTGATTTTGTTTTGTGCGAAAACTCCTTTATTGATTCGCTTGTTGATCTGCTTATAGTTAGCGCTGACGTGTATAAATGCCTTTCCATGCGTTTACCAATTAATCCCATCTTATCCCAGTCTATTTGTGGCTCATCTTCTTCCCTGGCATTACCATGGTGTTTATCTTCTTCAAAAGAATAAAGCTTTGCATATGAGTCACGCATATAGATAAGGTCATCAATCAGAGAGAGATATGCCTCATAATTCTTATCCCACCATTTCTCCCTATAGAACTTTTTCAACGCTAGTTTTGATGCAAACCAGGCAGCAGATCCTCCGCTGGCAATACCTACAACTATCTTCGAACCCAGGTCGTAAAAGTCAAAAGGTGATGCACTCATCCTTCACCGCCATTCCGTTAAATTAATAGACGCATTTTAAGCGTTATCATATCAATGGAATAGACTTTCCTTTCATCTTCTGCCGGCCTGAGCAAGTAATGCCGCGCTCGCCAGGCTGTTTGTACCAAAGCTTATGGTTCTTGCGCTCAACGGCTTCCGCGCGGATTTCCAGCTGCTCGCGATACTCTGCAAGCACCGTTAAGTTAATCGGGTTCATTGCGCTTTCTACGCGTGATTTAGGCTTGCGATTCAGCGACAGAACAGGGCGGTTATCAGGTTTAGCGCTTACCCCAACAGACAGGGGATTAGCTGCTTTCCATTCTGCCTGTTTAGCTGCGCGACGTTCGCGACGGCGTGACTGTGCATCCATTGTGAATCTCCTGTCAGTTAGCTTTGGTGCAAGCGCCGGTGACTATTTCAATCACCGGATTTCAAGTCGCTTCTCAGTCCGGCCCGTATGTTGCTAGGCCTAAGCTCCACGACACGCTTGCCCAAAGCTTTCTGCTTTGAATGCTGCCCTTCTTCAGGGCTCAATTTTTAAGAGCTTCACCGTCCTGGTGAGTAGTGCGTCTTGCTGATGGGGTAAATATACAAAATGTATTCATTAAGCGCAATACAAAATGTATACGCCTTAGCTCTAAAAGTGTCAACGTTATGTATTCAAATGGGATTTATTTTTTTTGGGAGGGATAAACAGCCCGCTAGGGCTGCTGAAATTAAGGAAGGTTGGTTATTTTAGCGTCAACAACAACGCCTATGATCTGACAGTTACCGTTGATGGGTATCATTGGATACTGCGGATTAAGTGGCTTGAGGAATTTGCTTCCAGCATCAATAACTAACTTCTTGAAGGTGGCTTCGTTCTCGTTGTCGAGTTTTGCGACAACCAGCTTCCCATTGCGGGGCTCAACTTCCGGATCAACCAGAATCACCATTCCTTCAGGGATACTCAGACCTACTGGCGAGGTCATGGAATCACCTTTAACATCTAACCAAAAAGAAGAGTCCGAACATTCAACGTTGGTATCAAGCCACCGTTCAATAGACCTTCTATGATAAGGTTCAACAGCTTCCATCCAATCTCCTGCGCTAACCCAACTCAAAACTGGATATGTTCCTGTTGTTACATTGGGACCATGATAAGAAATGTTTGACGCAGGTGACTTGTCTCTTATTGATCCATCTTTATTGACTTCGAATCCTTGTAGCCCAAGATACGCCATAATTTTTGCTATGTCTTGAAGGCTTGGTTCTCTACGTGCGTTTAACCAATGGCTCACCGCACCTTTAGTCAAACCAAGGTGTTCAGCAAGAGTTTCCTGTGAGATGCCACGCCTCTTCATGAGATCTTTGGCAAGTTCATACCATTTCATATTCATACCTAAATCATACGGAATGTATACGTTATCGCGAGACACAAAATGTATATTTAACTTGCGCTCATTAAATACGAAATGTATACTTGTTTTAAAAGGAGGCCCCATGAACAAACTACGCGACATCCGAGAGAAAATCGGGTTGACGCAGATAGAGCTTGCGACTGAGTTGCGCGTGACAAAAGGAGCCATCTGTCACTATGAAAATGGCCGCCGAAATTTAAGCGCCCAGCAATGTCGAGAAATTCTCTCTGTATTTAATAAGCACGGAGCTGATGTAGGGTTTGATGATCTGTTCCCACCATCAGCAGCGTAAGTAGTACCGCTCTTACACATCTCAGCCCTGAAAAAGGGCATCAAAACAAACAAGTCTTTACGGCTATGCGTGTATGCGCATTGGCCTATTTAACTTTTTCAACACTATGGAATTTAACATATGGAAACTTCAACTAACCGCAACATCTCAGAGGCTCGACGAATCGAATCGTGGCTTCTTAACCGCATCGCCATGAAGGGTGGAACCAATGTCGCAAAGGCGATTGGCGTTGATAAAGCGCAGATCTCACGCTGGAAGGAAAGCTGGTTGCCGAAGATGGCAATGCTCTTAGCTGTTCTGGAGTGGGGTGTTGTTGATGACGATATCGCCAGATTAGCGAAGGAAGTGGCTGCAGTTCTTACAAAGAAAAAATCCCCGGCTGCCACCGAGGATTCTGAGCAAATCACCATGCAATTCTAGGACCGAATCACTGGATCAATTCACAGGAGTAATTATGACAAAGCGTCGTAAGAAATACCAGGAAAAAGAAGAAATTCGACACCCTGATTCACCTGAGGGATTGGTCGTCACCGCATCCAATAACAGGGCGTTCGCAGAGCGTCTAATTGGTGTTTACAGACTAGCCAAAGCAGGAGTTAAGAATGGGCGTCGTTAAGTTAGCCGACTACAGGCATATCCCTGTACAACCGCAGGAGGCAACCAGTATGGGGTATGTCTCTATACATCGCCAATTTATGGATAGCCGACTCTACAAGGACTCTCAGGCAGTACATCTTTGGCTACACCTAATCCTTAAAGCAAACCATGTCGAAGTTACTGTAAACACTGATATCGGACCCGTTACAGTTGGCCGTGGTCAGATGCTTACCGGACGACCTACCTTAGTCAGTGAGACCTTCATTCCAGACAATAAGGTTCGCAGTTTATTGCGTACCTTTGAGTCGAAAGGAATGCTTAACATCACCTCTATGGGGAAGAAGTTTAGCCTGCTGACAATCGTTAAATATGATGATTTCCAGTCTCAAAATTGTCCAACGGTTGTCCAACGGTTGTCCAACGCGAACACCAGTAATGAAGCACCTCTCAGCGGTGATTGTCCAACGAATGTCCAACGGTTGTCCATAAACAATAATATAACTAATAACTCTCTTACTAACGTAAGAGAGAGTGCATCAGCCGGCAAAAGTCAGGCAGAGAAAAAACCAAAAATTTCCTGCGAAGAAGTCTTCCAGGCATTACGTGAAGAACTTCCTGAAGCGAGAGGGTGGAAGTTTATTGACGACCGCCGCCGAAACCTGATCCGTACTTTCTGGGCAAAGGCCAACAAAATTGCCAGAGGTCTTGATGATGGCAAGCCGCTGACGATTGAAGGTTTTAGGGATTACCTGAAATACATTCGCGAGAACTGCCGCTGGATGCTGGAAGACCGCCCAGACAACAAGAGCGGAAAGACCTGGCGGCGCAAGAACTTCGAAGCCTTCCTGAGCGACAAGCTCTATCTGGAAGTTCGTGAAGGAGATCGCGATGACTTCTGAAATCATCACCGCCCCGCACAACCTCGAAGCAGAACAAGCAGTCATCGGTGGCCTCCTGCTGGACGACGATAACAGCGAGCGAGTCCAGAAGGTCCTGGCAATGCTCAAGCCAGAGTCGTTCTATGGCAGAGCTCACCAGATAATCTTTGCCGAAATCCGGCAGATGTTCCGGGAAAACAAGCCAGTTGATGGACTGACCTTGTTTGACTCACTTGAAAGCAAAGGTCTTGCCGAGCAGGTCGGCGGATTCGCCTACATCGGACAACTTGCCAAGAACACTCCCAGTGCTGCCAACATCGTGGCTTACGCGGCATCGGTTCGCGAAGCAGCAATGGAGCGATATGGCATTCAGCGCATGACCGAAGCGACAGAGTTGCTCTACGCCAGGAACGGCATGAGCGCCGTGGAGAAGTACGAAGCCATTCAGAGCATCTTCACACAGCTTACAGACCACTCTAAGACCGGTAGTCGCCGTGGGCTTAGATCGTTTGGCGAGGTTATGGATGATTGGGTAAACGATCTGGAAAAACGCTTTGACCCTTCCGGAGAGCAGCGAGGAATGAGTACCGGAATACCATCGCTTGATCGACTGCTGGCTCCTAAAGGTCTGGTTAAAGGCTCGCTTTTCGTGATTGGCGCAAGGCCTAAGATGGGGAAAACAACCTTGTACGGGCAGATGGCTATCAACTGCGCGGTTCGCGAGAAAAAGCCCGCGCTGATGTTCAGTCTGGAAATGCCGAGTGACCAGATCCTCGAGAAGCTGGTAGGACAGAAGTCCGGAATCAACCCGAGCATTTTTTACATGCCAGCAACTGATGATGCCGATGAGCAGTACCAGGGCGACTATGACGGCGACTTTAAGAAGGCTATCGCCACAGCTGGTCGTCTGAGTGAAATCGACATGCTGTACATCGACGATACTCCAGGTCTCTCACTGGCGCATATTGTTAGCGAATGCCGACGAATTAAGCGCGAGAAGGGCTGCGTAGGGATGATTCTGGTTGACTACCTGACACTGATGACTGCCGAAAAAGCAGACCGTAATGACCTTGCGTACGGGATGATCACCAAAGGGTTGAAGAACCTCGCCAAAGAGCTTGGGTGCGTCGTAGTGCTGCTGACTCAGCTCAACCGCGAACTGGAGAAACGTATTAATAAACGCCCATTACCGAGCGATTCCCGCGATACGGGACAGATTGAGCAGGACTGCGACTACTGGGTTGGCATCCATCGTGAAGGTGCTTTCGATGACAATGTTCCCCCGGGTGAAACGGAGTTAATCCTGCGACTTAATCGACATGGCAGCACCGGTACGGTGTATTGCAATCAGCTTAACGGGGCAATTTACGACGCTGACCAGCAGGCAGCAGCCGCAGAGCGTCGCAGCCGCGAGCAGCAGCCGAAAAAGAAAGGGGGATTTTGATGGACGCACTAAAGCAACGAATCATCGATTTCGTCAGAGAAAACCAGCCAGTAACCGAAGAAAAAATGCGTACATGTCTTGGATTATCAGTTCACCAATGCCGTGCTTATCGAAAGCAGATGAAGGCAACAGGCCAGATCTTTATTGCCAACGGATCCGGTTGCTTTATCTCGCAAGCCGATTTCGAAGACTGGCTTCGCAATGGTGGCGGTCACGAGAAAATGAAAAGCATTGGAAGAATGGGTGGCCGCGGCCAGACACCTGAACGAGAGCAGAGACGGCTTATCATCGAGTATCTCTCAAATCATACAGAGCCCTCCACCGCCAAAGAAATCTACAAGGCGTGCCACATCAACCAGAAGAGCGCATATCGAATCCTCGCGAGTCTTCTGGAAGACGGAACCATTGGTAGCGACGGTAAGCGCGTTGGCAGGCGGTACGTTCTGGATGCCGACAGTGTCTATTGCGACTTCGATGACAGAGATACTCCGGTTAAAGCGTTCGCCAAATACAACCCCAAACGAAATGGCGTTGTTCAGGCTTATCTGAATAGCCCGGCACGACAGAGAATCATGATGATTTATGGGAGATGCTGATATGCATGAAGTCTACATCGCTGAGAACCTAACAGGGCTGATTGTGATAATCGGCCTTTTTTACGACCTAACAAAAGCAAATTAACAGGCCTGCAATAGCGGGCCTTTTTTATGAGGGTAAGAAAGCATGAATACACCAACCATCTACACAGCAACTCCTGCTGATTTATCACCACCAGTTCAAACAGATTCCTTCTGTGTCGATCTGGTTCTGGCGACTGACTATCAGAAGCTCAAGGATGAGTTTAAGCAGCTGGCTGCGGAGAATGTGCAAATCAAAGCTATGAACGATTGCCTATCTGAGGAACTACGTGGTTATGAGTCTGATGGCGCTTTTGAGGGGCCGAAGATGCATCTGCTGTGGTGGCAGGTCGAAACCCCAGCTACCGATCGCATCGTAGCCGGGATTAAGGCTGATGGGGTGGAGCAGGCTGCAAACGAATGTTATGGCGCTGGCTATATCTACGAAACATTGCTGGCGTATGCCCAGCAGATGCGCAAGGGGGCCGACAAATGAGCAAGTCATTCATCGTAATTATCCGGCGAGCCTGGTGTAACGAAGGTGGGCACGGTATCGAATATTCATCCGACCTCATCCACTACGACACCCGCAATGGAGCCATATCGCACGGTTTTCGTACTGTAGATAGCGACGACTTCAACATCGGCGTAATCGAGGACGGCAAGTTAATTTCATTTGACTGGATGGACAAGCCGGTTGGAGAAAGCGAAGACACGCTGGCGCAGATTGCCGAGCTAATCGGCCTGGAGGATGCAGCATGACTGATATCACCGAACTGGCGCCAGCTATGAAAGCGGCAGCGATCGATGCCAAAGAGCTCGCCATTATCGCCCGGTATTCGAAAGGCCGTGCGGCGGCGGAGAAATTTTACGCCCTGGCCAACCCAAACAATGTCATCGCGCTGGTAGAGGCGCTGGAGAAGTCAGAGAAGACATCCGAAGCGCGCCGGGAAGCCATAGACAGAACGCACAACATGTTTGTTCGTGAGCGTGACAGGGCAAACGCGGCTGAAGAAGCGCTGGAGAAGGCGCAGACCATCAACGCAGCAGCCGAAAAGCTGGTCCGCTGCAAAGGTCGCTATCACAGCGAGCAGAACTATCGCGCACTGGCGGCGCTGTTTGGCGTGACGACTCCAGACCTGCCGCCGCTGGAGCATGAAAACGTCCATTATGCCGATGCTGCAGAGATGGAGATTGAAGCACTGTGCCAGCGCATCGCCGAGCTGGAGCGCGAACAGGAGCATCTTCGACCAGTCGGTGTGATGAGCGAGCAAGCATTTCACCGTCTTGAAAACAGAGAATGTCGCTTTATTGCATTGTGGCCGCGCCCCGGCATCTTTTTGCCACGCAAGCGCCCCGAGGATGGCGTGATCGTTTATGCGCGTACAGCTGCCGCCGCTGGCATCAAGGTGGAGGCTGAGTGATGGCTACACTTCAGGAATTAATCGATCTTACTCCAGAGCAACAGCGAGCCTGGAAACGACTAGAACGGGCAGTGAGGGACTTCAGGGCTGCGGGAGGCAAGTTCTATAGCGTTCTGGACACACTGAGTGGCTATAACGGTGAGCACGTCGCCACTATTGATAACGATACCGGACATCACACCGCAAGCGTCTATATGCCAAGCATTGATGCTCCAGGATTTACAAGCTGGGCTGATGACTGGCACGGCATCACGCTAAATGAGGGCGTTGAAGTGGAGGACGACCAATGACCAAATCAACCATAACCAGAGAGCGACTGGAACAACTCGCTGATAACAACACTATCTGCAAAGTTTCATGGGATGAGCGGATCGAACTGGCACAAATCGCGCTGGCCGCAATGGACAGCGAGCCGGTGGCGTGGACATGGCACTATCGTGAGCAATGGCATGTTACAAACGATGAACGTCGCGCAGAATTTGTCGCAAAAGATGGTGATGTGGCTGTACTGCCGCTCTATCGTCACGCTCAGTCAGCGCAGATAAGCGAACCGGTATTGCCACTGCAAGACAAAGACCTGCAGGGCGTGATCGACGCACTGGAGCACCCTGCAGGGATTAACGCAGCAGGTAAACAGGTGGTGCGCCATGCCTTGGTGGAGATACAGGAACGCCGCAAGGCTGACAGAGAGCCGGTGGCAGAAGCGGTTTCAATTTATGGCGACCCCGAAGCCTTTGGGGAGCGAGAGATTAGACCGCTTGTCGGCATTCAGCAAATGCCATACGGGGCGAAGCTCTATCGCCACGCGCAGCCGGTGCCAGTAGTCATCGCAGACCTGCTTCATACCGCAGCCTCAGCGATAGAGGACTTGTTGGAGCATACCGACCCTAACACTAGTTATTATTCTGGCGTGTGGGCTGATGTACCTGGTAAGTTGCGCGCCGCCATGTTCCAGGCAAAGTCGCTGACCGGCAACTCTCCGGTAATCGGCATTGACCTGGCATCCGGTCCGGATCGCACTGTCGAGGTTCATTACGTTGCACCTCCCGGTTACGTGATGGTGCCGAAGGAGCCGACAGCGGAAATGATTTTGTCAGCGATGCGAGACAACGAAACTGGAGAGGTGGCGGAAATTTATGAATTGATGCTCGCAGCCGCCCCGAAGGGGGTGAAAGGTGAATAAGGTCGAATTGCTTGAGAAGATATCGGCGCTCGCTACTGAATGCCACGCGCTGGCCTGTGAGCTTGATATTGGTGATGAGCGAACCGAAATGTTCGAAATCTACGGCGTGCTGCATAACCTAGGTCGCCGCGGCTACGCCAGTCAGGTGGGGAGGCGAATGAATCCACTGCTCTCATCCTGCGATAACGACGAGGATGAGGAAGATGACGATTGGGATGAGGATGAAGACTGATGCCTAAATCCCCTGCAGAACGCAAAGCCGCGCAGGAGGTGATGAGTGCAAGAGTTCATCCTGCACGAAACGAATAAAGCTCAACTCTGGTCACTTCTCAAAGAAATTCTCTCTACCGGCAAACGCTGGCGCATAAAAATCTCTGAGTACCGCGAGCGACGTTCGCTCCCACAAAATAGCCTCCTCTGGAAATGGAACTCTGAAATAGCAGAGCAACTGACTGCTGTCGGTTCAGATCACTTTTCCGATGAGGAGGTTCATGAGTGGCTCAAGGATATGTATTGCCCAGCTAAGCCGGTAACTATTTCAGGAATGACCAGGTACGTTAAATCAACCCGCAGACTGGATATTGGAGAGATGCACAAGTACCTAACCGACATTGACCAGTGGGCTCACCAGAAGGGATTGCGACTGACCATCCCAGATAGCTGTGAGTATAGGGAATTACAACGGAGGCAGAACGAGTGACGCGATGTGACCGCTGTGGAGAACGAAAAGATGATTACCGGTTCAGGCCCGGGCAACCTTACTGGCACAAATGGTGTATCCGCTGCGAGCGCTCACCGATAGGTGACTTTCCTCTTCAGCAAACCAAGGAGGACGCGTGGCACGACGAAGCGCAACGCAAATCGCAACAGACCATCTGATATTCACTCCCACCAAACGAAGCAGAAACCGCAAGAAACCCATCCCCACAGAATCCGATGTTTCAACTTTCAATTACACGGCCCGTCTGTGGGATATGCGTTGGCTCAGAACAAGAGCAAGGAGGAAAGATGCTTAGCTCCAACCAATCTCAATTCTATGAGCAGCAGAGCGTGCGTCGAACGCTGTGCGCCGGCTGCACAAAAGAGCTAATTCCAGAGGAAACATACGCGTGTTCTGAATGCGTGAATGAGTGGCTGATTTATCGTGATCCAAATAACTCAATGACGGAGGAAGAAGATGGCAAACCTTCGTAAAGAAGCGCGTGGCAGGGAATGTCAGGTGCGTATATACGGTGTATGCAATCACAATCCTGAGACCACTGTTCTTGCTCATTATCGAATGGCAGGTTTATGCGGTACCGGCATGAAGCCAGACGACCTCCTAGCAGCATGGGCATGTAGCAGTTGCCACGACGAGATAGACCGCAGAACGCATAACATCGACCACGAGTTTGCAAAGATTTACCACCTTGAAGGTGTAATGCGCACTCAGGACATTCTGCGCAAGGAGGGGAAGATAAAGACATGACGCAATATCTTCTAAAACTACCCTGGCCGCCATCCAATAACCGGTACTGGCGACACTCACGAGGCATCCACTACATCAGCGATTGGGGGAAGAGATACCGAAAAGAAGTAATCGAAATAATCCAGCAACAGCAACTGGACATCAAAATCACACCTCGCATCAGAATCACCATCCACGCAGCACCTCCAGACAACCGCAAACGAGATTTGGACAATCTGCCAAAAGCCGTTTTTGACGCACTCACCAGTGCGGGCTTCTGGCTGGATGACGGTCAGATAGATGATATGCGCATCAAGCGTTGTCAGGCGATTAAAGGCGGAATGCTTGTGCTGGTAGTTACTGAGACGTGCGGGAACTTGCCAATGATTACAGAGCTACTGGAGGCCGCATGACACTCTCTATCAAAACCATCCCCGACATTCTCGTAGAGGTACGCGGGAATCAGTCAGAGGCAGCAAGGAAATTAGCTTGCAGCAGAAACACCATCCTCAGGTATTCACGAGATACCAAAGCTCAATTCCACGCCATCGTTAACGGCGTTCTCATGGTTCATCAGGGCGGAAGGGGTAAAGCATGTGCTCAATAACTAACATCCAGCAAGCCAAATGGCAGCGCCAGCGTGATATGCATAACGAGCAGGTGTTGATCGGCAAAGAGCAAGAGCTTGAGCGCAGTCTTGCGTATGTGCGCGAGCAGTTGCAGGAAGTGCGTATCCGTCTTGGTACCAATAAGCCTGAAGGTCCGGAGGTTGCATGAGGCATACACCAATATTCAGCATGGTTAACTTCATTGATGATGCTCATTTCCGCCGCGTATGGAAGCACCCGAAGAAAACCATCAACTCTCGCCAGAAGGCATGGGTTCACTACATGCTTCAGGTATGGGGTAAGGTTAACGCCGGCGATGATTCCCCCGGCGGTGCAATTAACGTTATCGGTCGCCTGATGATTCGTAGTCAGTGGAGTGATGACAAGGCAAAGCAGATTGAGTCTGTCGTCATGCGCCTGTATGAAGAAGATGGGCTACGTGGAGACGCTCTCTATCAGAAAGCTCGCGAACTGGTCATCCCTCAATCATCGTTCAGCAACATCATCGCTCTCGCCAAAGAATCCGATGATGCTGCTTTCGTTGAACGCGTGATGGTCAAGACGTTTCACCGTGAAAGCCCCGTCCGCGATGTAGCTATTAAGCGATATTGCAATCGCAATTGCACGCAAGACATTGCCAGGCTGATGAATGCTGTTACTGGAATGGATATCCAGTCATGCAGGCGCAGGGTTGTCTGGTGTGAGAATGTACTCGACTCAGAAATCTTTTATGCAATGAAGCGAGAAATTGAGAAGGAATTTCCGCTGGCTGCATAATATTTAGGAAATATTTCTTAAATATGTTGATTTCGCAAAATTGAAGTAGTACATTTTATGTATGCTCGGCAGTCAAAGACGAAAGAGCGTAGTGGTGAGATAACAGAGGCGGGGCTCACCACCGATTCCGCCTAGTTGGTAAAACCACGTGATTGCGTGACTACTCCAACCATCGCAGGCTGAGAGGTCTGCAAGTGTCTATGCAGTACTGGTTGCGGGAGTGACCATAGAAGCCCTGAGTTAATCACTCGGGGCTTTTACATTTCTGCAATCCGGTCAGGGCTTTTGGGTTAATGCGTGCTGCACGACACGTCGACACCCGCGCGCAGAGCCCTGAACCAGATTGCTGGTTTAGCTCAGCAGGTAGAGCGCCTGCCTTGTAAGCAGGGTGTCGGCGGTTCGATTCCGTCAACCAGCACCAGACCCAGCCAGGGTGCCTTCGGTCATAGAGCCGCATTGCTATTACCCTCATGCTTATTGCCTGCCTAACCGCAGGCTTTTTTATTTTCAGGGTCGCGGGAATCACCCTCGACGCTTTGTTGGTAAATCAGCCCGACGGCCCTGAACCTTTTACTGACTACAGATAGCACCCCGAACATTATCGGAGGTGAGAGATGCAACGTATGAACCCAACCGATGGTCACAATCTGCCTTACTGGTGGTCAGCCTTGCTTGGTATCTTTTCCGTCCTGAGTCTGCAGGATTATGTCTTCATCATAGGCGCCCTGATCTCTGCCTTCTTCACAATCAAGACGTATTACGCAAAGCGTAAAGAAGAGCGAGAGCGACTGGATGAAGAGAAAAAACGCACGCAGCTGTTGGCCAGTTATCTGGCTGATGTCTCCGCTAAGCCAGGAAGTGACCGCCCGGCTTCAGCCGAAGTGGTAACCGAGGCCTTGAAGCGGATCGCAAGTGATACACAGGGGTGAGCATGACGCCATCAATGAGGAAAAAACTGATTGGCGTGATCGCCGGCGGTGGTGGCGCCATAGCCATTGCCTCTGCGCTCATCACTGGCCCAACCGGGAACGATGGTCTTGAAGGCGTGCGATACGCCCCCTATCAGGATGTGGTAGGGGTCTGGACGGTCTGTTATGGACACACTGGCAAAGATATCATGCTCGGCAAGAAGTACACCGAGGCTGAATGCCGTGCGCTGCTCAGTAAAGACCTGAACACCGTTGCCCGCCAGATTGACCCATACATCCAGAAGCCGATCCCCGAAACAATGCGTGGGGCGCTTTACTCATTCGCGTATAACGTCGGCGCTGGCAACTTCCAGACCTCCACGCTGCTGCGCAAAATCAACCAGGGCGACCAGAAAGGTGCATGCGAACAGCTGCGCCGCTGGACTTACGCCAAGGGCAAACAGTGGAAAGGCCTGGTAACTCGCCGCGAGATTGAGCGCGAAGTTTGTCTGTGGGGGCAGAAATGAGATACGTACCGTCGGCGATATGCATGGCCGCGGCGGGATTCATTGCCGCCAGTGGACATGATGGGTGGGGGTGGTTTCTTTTCGTTGGGGTAATTCTGCTATGACTCGCCTAACCGCCATCGTCAGCGCTGTGATTATCTCCCTTATTGCCTCAATGGCATGGGCTATTCACCACTACCGCGACAACGCCATCACCTTCAAAGAGCAGCGTGATAAAGCAACGGTCAGGGCGGAAACCGCCGAGACCGTAAGCAATAGCGTAGTCACTGCAATGAACCTCATCAATGACATTTCCCGGGCAACCCAGAATGCAAAGACCGAACTTTCCCAGGCAGGTGAGAAGCGCGTTATCTACATCAGGCAGGCGCTTGAAGGCGATCAGTGTGCTAAGCAGCGTGTTCCTGCTGCCGCTGCTGACAGCTTGCGGGAATACGCGGACGGTTTACGTGCCGGCGCCGGTGGTACCGATAAGCGCTGACCTTACTGCAGACACACCGATCCCCGGAATGGATGTTCCGTTCACGTGGCAGGCTAGTTTGGAGTTAAACGCGAAGCTTTACTCTGCGCTGGGGCAGTGCAATCTGGATAAGGCTGGGATTAGGAGCGTCGAGAAAGGTCGGCAATCAATTGCCGGAAAGCCAGAGTGAATTCAATCATTGCTTTAGCCATCGAAAAATATGCGGTGATTAATAAGACTGCCTCGAGATGAGACATAAAACCTCCTTGGTTGGTTGATAGTGTGGTGCGTTCTATTGTGTTGACTAATCCTCCGCGTGACTGTTCCTACTCCGGTAACTTTAAATTCCTACGCGGTGGTTTGCCCTTCTATACTGGCCACTATTAAATGTCCAACACGTTGGACAAGGCCTCTCTCTATAGTGAGTCGCATTAACTTCTGAATAGCTTTTGTCTCTTATAGGAGGCAAATCCACTCACGCCGCCAGGCGAAAAGAAAGCAGCAATGGCGAGGCTCTAAGGGTCGGTGCTGAACAGATAAAATAAGGAATGGAGTATGAGCAAACCCGACTGGGAGGCCATCGAGACGGCGTACCGGGCCGGGGTGATGTCCCTCCGTGAAATCGCATCGCAGCACGGTATCAGTGAAGGCGCTATCCGTAAGCGAGCAAAGCGTGACGACTGGTCGCGCGACCTGAATGCGAAGGTGAAAGAGCGCGCTGACGATCTGGTACGCAAAGCAGAGGTACGCAAACAGGTACGCAGTGAAGTCACTTTGAACGAACGCGTACTGATTGAAGCGACTGCAGAGGTAATCGCAAATGTCCGCATGGAGCATCGCGGTGATATCAAGCGCGCTCGGCAGATAACAAACGCACTGTTTGATGAGCTTGGCGCCGAGTGTGCTGATGTGGCTGCGCTGGAGAAGCTCGGAGAGTTGATGCTTGACCAAGACGACAAGGGGCAGGATAAGCTTAACGAGATTTACCACAAGGTCATCAGCATGCCGGAGCGCGTTAAATCGGTGAAGGCTCTCAGCGAAGCGCTGAAGAACCTGATCGGACTTGAACGCCAGGCCTACGACATCGACGGGCCGGAAGGCGACAATTCTGTTAAGCAACTCTCTGAACTGATGGATTCCTTGTCTCAGGGGGCGTAATGAAGCCTGAGCATCTCAAGCTGCTAGCTGATAAAGACTGGCGGCTGAACAATCTTTACTGGATAACCGACAAAGAAGGTAAGCCGACTCGCTTCAGGATGACGCCGGAGCAGCGGGAATACTTCGAGGGGATCCATACCCGCAACATCATCCTGAAAGCTCGCCAGCTCGGCTTCACCACAGAGGTGTGCATCATCCAGCTCGACGCTGCTCTGTTCGAGTCGGCAAAGTGCGCGCTGATTGCCCACACGCTGAATGACGCAAAGCGCCTGTTTCGGGAAAAGGTGAAATATGCCTACGACAAGCTGCCGGCCGAGATAAAGGCAGCCAATCCGGCGAGCAACGACTCAGCCGGCGAGCTGGTCTTTAAGAAGGGCGGATCTCTCTACGTCAGCACCTCATTTCGTGGCGGCACACTGCGTTACCTGCATGTTTCTGAGTTCGGAAAGATATGCGCCAAGTATCCGGATAAAGCCCGTGAAATCGTCACTGGTGCGTTTGAGGCGGTATCAACAGGATGCTTCGCTACTATCGAGAGCACCGCAGAGGGCCGGGCGGGTTACTTCTTCGATTACTGCCAGACGGCAGAAAAAGCGCTACTACAGGGAAAGCCATTATCTGCACTGGACTGGAAGTTTTTCTTCTTCTCCTGGTGGAAGAATCCGCAGTACGCAATTAACCCGGTAGAACCGCTCCCGGCACGCCTGCTTGAGTACTTCGCTGAGATGGAGGCGAAGCACGGCATAGTCGTTAACGAACGTCAAAAGGCGTGGTATTACGCCAAAGAAAAGACGCTCGGCGACGACATGAAGCGCGAATACCCGACCATTCCGGCCGAGGCGTTCCAGCAGTCGGTCGAGGGCGCGTACTACGCCAAACAATTCCGCTGGCTCTACACCAACAAGCGGATCGGCCAAATTCCGGATAACTCACATCTACCGGTTCACACGTTCTGGGATATTGGTGTGGGCGACTCCACGGCGATCTGGTTTGTTCGCGAGGTCGGCGAAGAGTTCCACGTCATCGACTACTACGAAAACTCTGGCGAAGGCCTGAGGCACTACATGAAGGTGCTGAAAGACCGCGGCTATGAGTACGGTGAGCACTGGGGTCCGCACGACATCGAGAACCGCGAGTTTGCCGCTGATGCGAAGTCTCGCAAAGAGCTGGCGCGCGAGGGCTACGAGATTGACGGCCGGATGTATTCGATGAACTTCCGCGTTGTGCCGAAAGCGGGGATCGACACCGGCATCGAGTCGGTGCGTGAAATCCTCAAATCCTGCGTTTTCGATGAGGAGAAGTGCGCTGTTGGCATTTCCCACCTCGAAGGTTACCGCAAGGAGTGGGACGACAAGCGCGGCTGCTGGAAAGACAAACCCCTTCACGACTTCACATCGCACGGCGCCGACAGCTTTCGTTACTTTGCCGTGGCGAAGAACAACCGCAAGCAGGTCGGCACAGTATTCTTCTAAGGAGCATCGCCAGTGAGCGAACAAGATAACGGCCTTCAACTGGCTGTGAACAATCTCGCCACTGAAATGCGGCGAGCGAATTACCTTAACGCCATCGGTATCGGCGGGGGTAATACCAAGCGCCCGGCGCTCTATCAGGAGTTTGGTTACCCGCGCACGATCACCTTCCATGACTTCTACAACATGTACCGGCGCAACGCCGTCGGATTCGCTGTGGTGCATCGCCTTCTGGATGGTTGCTGGCAGGACTATCCGGTCATCGTTGACGGTGATGAGTCCCAGGAGGCAAAGAAAACTAACCCGTGGGAAAAGAACGTCACCAGGTTCATGAAGAAATGGTGGCCGAAGGTGAAGGATGCTGATCGCCGTAATATGGTGGGGCGCTACTCTGCGCTGTTACTGCAGATAAAAGATAACCGGTCATGGAATGAGGAAGTCGACACCGCTCTGGTGAAGAAGCTCGGTGAAGCAGCTCTGGTTAAGCTGATCCCTGTATGGGAGCCGCAACTGACAGTTGCCGAATGGGATAACGATCGCCAGTCCGAGACGTTCGGCCAGCCGAAGATGTTCAACTTCAACGAGCAGCCGGTTGGAGACGAGGCTTTCGTCGGACCGACGCGCGGTGAGCCTGTGCATCCGAGCAGGGTAATCCTGTTCTGCGAAGGCTCAGAGGATGACAACGTTCTGTCTGGTATCCCGCTTCTTGAGGCCGGATACAACAAAGGGCTCGACCTTGAGAAGATTTCCGGCGGTGGCGCAGAGGGATTCCTGAAGAATGCCAGCCGGCAGATCGCTGTCGAGTTCAGCAAAGAAACCGACATGGCCACACTGTCCGATTTGGCGAAGAAGGCTGGTTATGCCGACCTCGGCGAAGCGATGGGCGACAAGGTCAACAAGCTTAACCGCGGCACCGATGCGGCGGCGGTCATGCAGGCCGGGCAGATGCACGTGCTGAGCGTGACACCCGGCGACCCGGGGCCGACGTGGGAGGTCACCGCGAACGAGCTGGCGGCATCAGTGCAAATCCCGTTCACCATCCTGTTTGGCCAGCAGACCGGGCGCCTGGCGAGCGATGAGGATAAAACAGACTGGGCCATTCGCCGCAATACCCGCCGCAACGGCTTCCTGACTGACCGAATCACAGCCTTGCTGGAACGCTTCTGGACCCTGGGCATTATCGATCCGCCGACAAATGGAGAGGTCACCATTTCATGGACCGACCTGCTGGCTCCGGGCGAGAAAGAGAAAATCGAGAACGCTTCGAAACTGGCTGATATCGTCCAGAAAACGTCGGGCTTCTATGGTGGCGAGCCGCCATTCACAGCCAACGAACTTCGCGAGATTGTAGGCCTCGACCCTCTGCCTGAACCAAAGCAACCACCTAACCCGAATGACAAGGTGACAACCGATGATCCACTGGCCGATGACACCGGAGCAGACGGCAAAGGTGGGGCTGCCGATAGTTCCGCGCAGCAAGGTTGACCCGACGCGATCGGCGAAGCAGGTCAGCGCGATGTTCCGGGATATCGAAGGCCGGTATCTCGGCATCAAGCGCGCTCTGAAAGCACTGTTTGACCAGCGCCTGACCGGGAGAGAGCGAGAGGTTAACAGCCGCAACTGGCACTTCCTGTGCCACGTTAACGGCGCCGAGCCAACGCTCTACCAGGTCAACGCCGGCAAGTTTATCTACGACATGTCAGCGCAGGAGCTGGCCGACCTGCTTGAAGCGGTACAGGCCATTCTCGACGATTACCTGCTGGAACGCGGCGAGCAAAACCTGTGGGCGATGGATTACGTCGCCGCAGAGGCGCAGCGCGGCACGCTGGAGTCATTCAACAACCTCTCGCAACAGTCGCAGGTATATGCCAGCCAGACGACGCTTCAGCAGCTTTTAAACAGCCCCGGTTATCTGAACCAGATAGCAGCGTCCAGGCTGACTACTTTTAGCGACTGGAAGGTCATCAGCGACACCGCCCGCGGCGATCTGACCAACATCATTACCGATGCGGTCGCGCGCGGGGTCAATCCTCGCGAGACGGCCAGCGTCATCAGCAAGCGCCTCGATGTGTCGATGTCGAAGGCCAAGACTATCGCTCAGACTGAGCAGGTCGGTGCGTTGCGACAGGCGCAATGGAACGAAACGGACTGGGCGGCGGATCGGCTTGGCCTGAATACCGGCCTGCTGTGGCTGTCGGCACTCAAACCTACGACGCGCAGCTGGCATGCCAGCCGTCACGGAAAGGTTTATACCACCGAGCAGGTGCGGGACTTCTACGCCGAGAACGGCAACCGGTACAACTGCTATTGCAGCCAGATTCCGGTGCTGCTCAACGACGACGGTAATATTTTCAATGAGGGACTGACGGATAAGCTGGAGAAAGAACGTAACGCGTGGCAGAGTATTGATGTTAATTAATTCTGCTAATACATGGAGTTGTCTATGAGTCTTCAGTATAAATATTTCGAAGAAGGCATTGAAGTAATCCCATTTGGCCCTACTATGGGAGGTTTCGTAGAGCCACAGAGGCATTTTAACGTATCGGGTGAACAGAAAGAAGTTCATGCTTATCTAGAGGCTGTGTCGAGTGTGGTTAACACTAAATTCAGCGTGTTTTACGATATGCGTATGGAAAGTAGAATTGTTTCTGGAGAGCTATCAGATGCAATGGTCAACTTGGTTTTCTGTTTTGATCCAACAAATGCATTAGATGAAGATACATTTAAAGAGAAATTTATTCTGCCTTTTAGAAGTATGTTTGTTTGATACATATCAGTCTTCATAAGGTCGCTTCGGCGGCCTTTTTAATTGCCTGAAATCCACTAACGAGGACCCAGCATGAAACGCAATCGCGTTAACGTGCTGACCGTCGTCAACTCCGCTTCAAACATCACCACTGAAACCATCGACGACAAGCCACATATCGTGGTTCGCGGCATCACGCCTGTCGTGGATGATATCGTGATGAACCGGAAGTTGTACCCGGCAGCAGAAATCGAAAAGGCCTACAACACGCTTGAGCGTAACCCGATGCCGCTTGGCCACCCGAAGGTTGACGGCAAGCATGTGTCTGCTCGCGACGTCCGGGCGGTGAATGAATATCACGTCGGCGCATGGCTGCAGAACGTCAGCCACGAAGGTGGGAAAGTGACGGGTGATATGTACGTTAACCGCCAGTACGCCGAGTCAAGCGAGAAGGGCAAGCGTCTGATTAACCGCCTTGATGAGATGATCGCCGGTACCAACTCAGAGCCCATACATATCTCTACCGGACTCCTGTATTCCGGTATCGCCGCAAACGGTGAGTCGAAAGGTAAAAAGTACAACGAGATCGCCACCAACATGATGTTTGACCATGTGGCGGTGCTGCTCGATGAGCCTGGCGCCGGAACGCCTGCAGAAGGCGTCGGTATCTTTGTCAACGCTGAGGGCGACGAGCTCGAAATTGAAGTAGTCAACCTAGCTGATGCTGACGTACCAGACCAGCAAGACGCCTCATTCAAAACATTCTTTAACCAGCTAAAGGCGTTTTTCAGCGCCAACAGCGATTCAACCCAGAAGGAAACAGATCCGATGAAAGAGCTCATCGTTAATGCGCTGAAGGCTAACGGCAAAGAGGTAGAGGGTAAAACCGATGCCGAACTGATTGACGCATACAACCAGATGAAGGCCGAAGAGGTCACCGCCAAGAAAAAAGGCGATGAAGAAATCGACCCTACCACCGGCGCGCCCAAAAAGACGGAGCAGGCCGCCAACAATGAAGATATGCCCGCTTGGGCAAAAGCTCTGTCCGATCAGGTTATGGCGCTTAACAGCAAGATCAACGCGAACTCGGAAAGCGAGAAGAGCAACATGCGCGAAGCGGTAAAGGCCAAATTTGGCATGACCGATATCGCTGTCAACGCGCTGGACGGCGAGCCTCTGAAAGAACTGTTTGCTCAATGCCAGACTTCAACCGGCCTGAATGGCGCTTTCCGCCAGGCTACCAACACCCAATCATTCAGCGAAATGCCGGAGTAAAAAATGGCTAAAGACGGAAAACACGTAATTCACGCGGGCGGAATTTTTCCAAACCCGCAACTTAATCGTGAAGGTTCTGCGGCTGCAGCTTTTCTGCCGGGTACCGTTATCTTTTTCAGTGCAGCCAAGCCTACACCGTCTGTTGATGGCGCTGAAGACGCGATTCTTTACGTTGCTAACTACGACTATTTGCGCTGCAAAACGGTTGACGATGCCTATGCGATCGGTGACTGGGTGGTAAACATCCAGCCAACGCCGGGCGTTTTCCTCAACGTTCGCGCTGCCGCTGGTACCTACACCAAGGGCCAGCCGGTTTCTGTGGCCAATGGCCAAATTAAAGCACTGGCAGAGGGTGAAACCATCTTTGCCTATGTCGAAGAAGACAAGTCCCTGACCGCCGCAGCAGGCGATCTGGTTCGCGTCGTGTTCAAGTAAGGAGAGGCTGAATGTTTGTATTTTCCACCCGACGTGCGACTGAGACGGGCAACCTCGAAGCGAACCAGGCGCAGTTCAATGAGCTGCAACTGGCTCGCAATATGAGTGCTCAGGCCGTTGCTGATTTCGTATCCCGCACCCGCTGGCGTGGTGATGCGGCAAACACTCCGGTGCTGGACGCGACGAATGCTGTCGACGATATCCGCCGCCTGTATCGAGCTTATGATCAGACTGTGCTGGCTGAATTCGAACCGACTACTGAATTCACTCTGCTTAACGACCTGATCCCGTTGTCCCGCTCTGTCCGTCTTGAAGAGTCCGTGTACGAGTATGCTCGTACCGGTGGCCGCGGCTGGGCGCATACCTCCATGTCCGGCCAGATTGGTGCGGCGCTTGATGCGCGCGCGTACACCTTCGACGGTACTATGGTTCCGATCCACGACTCTGGCTTCAAATTCCAGTGGCGTGACCCGATTTTCAACAAAGGCTCCGCTCTGGCTTCTCTGGCCGATGCTCAGCGCGGCTCTGTTGATGATGTTCGTCGTCAGTACGTTGATTACGTCTTCAACGGTTTCCGTGACTCTGCTGGCAACTATATCGCTTTTGATGGCAAGACCTGGAAGGGGGTGAAAGCCGATGAGCGGGTGCAGATTGTCGATCTCAGTGCTTCCGGCCTGAATATCGACTTCACCAGCTCAAGCGCAACGGCTGAGCAAATCCGCAATGCAGCCATTGCACTGCGTGACGTGATGAAGCTCACCAACCTGCAGTATGCGCAGCAGACCTGGTATGTTTCTGGAGAAATCACCTCCAACCTGGAGCGTTACTTCAGCGACAACTATCAGTCTGACACCATTCTGCAGGAGTTGCTGAAGCTCTCAGGCATCGCTGCCATCAAAGAAGATGCGCAACTGTCCGGTAACCAAATCCTGATTGTTCCGCTTACCGCCGGCGTTATCGCTCCGATTGTCGGCCAGGCGGTTGGCACCGTTGCTGACCCTCGTCAGTTTTATAACAGTGACTACGTCTGGCGCACCTGGGGTGCGATGGGCTTGATGGTTAAGACCGACATCAATAATCGCAAATCTGTTATTTACGCGCACAGTTAAGGGGCAACTATGGCACTGGTAAAAGTGGTTCGCGATAACCTGCTTTCTGGTGCCAATCTCCACAAACTGGAGGTTGGTGCTCAGGTTTCGGTAAGCGGCGATGTCGCTAAGCGCTGGGTGGCCGCCGGTCTGGTTGAAATCATCAGTGCTGACGACCAGACACTGGAAGTGGCTACACCTGGCAATGATACTGCAGAGCAGGCAGAGCAGGCAGAGCAGGCAGAGCAGGCAGAGCAGCAGGAAGAATCTGCCAGCAAATCGAAGAAGGCGAAATAACCATGGCTGACCCAATCACAGCGGCAGACGTGCAGGCGTTCCTCGGTGAATTGGGTTACTCCATCCCGGCCGCTCTGCTCGATCCGATTCTCTGCGTGGTGAACAAAATTATTCCGTGCCTCGATGGTGCGGGATACGACGAATGCACGGCAAAGCTCATCCTGATGTATGCCGCTGCGCTCATGGCGACGTCTTCCGGTGCCCGGCGAATAAAATCGCAGGGGGCGCCATCAGGAGCGTCGCGCTCGTTCGACTACGGAGATGACGGCATTACCTGGCTGCGCGACTCGCTGGCGAAACTGGATACCAGTGGCTGCACCAGTGAACTTCCAATCAGCGCCGGCAACAGTGTGGGCCTGTTTATGGTGGTCGGGGGCTGTTGATGGCGTGGGTTTCAGTTCAGCAACGGCTGCCGCGGACGTTTACCCGGGTGTGGGTGATCACCGATACCGGCCAGCAAACTACCGCGTACGTGAAAAGCGACGGTGAGTGGTTCATCAACTGCGACCGCATACGCGCCACAGGCGCGATCGTGCTGCGATGGAGGGATGACTGATGTCGGCAACCGCGAATTGGTCATACACCGCGACGGCGACAATCTGGCGCAATCTCGGTAACGATGAATACGGTGACTCGCTCGGCTTCTCTGCCCCTGAGTCGATTCTCTGTGATTACGAAGGTGGCCTGTCAAAGCGCATCGGCAATATCGGATCTGAAATCGTCGTGAAGAATACCGTTTGGACTGAGTATGCACTGGCAGCGGCGGGTGATTACCTGCTGATTGGCCAGTCAACCGAATCCGACCCGGTTGTCGCCGGCGCAGACGAGGTGCGGCAGGTTATCCGCTACGCCGACACGTTCGAGCGCCTGGCAGATGATTACGCAATTCTGACGGGAGTCTGAGTATGGGCGTAAAAGTTCGCGGCGTGCGAGAGGCAAAAGCCAATCTTAACCGCATTATCGACAATATTCAGGGGCGCAAGGTTGTCCGTGCTATACAGTCGGCGCTGATACTAGGGAGCAGCAGAGCTGCGTATTACACGCCGATCGACTCATCCACTCTTCTGAATAGTCAGTTCCGGGAAATTAACGTTAACGGCACAAGGGTTACAGGAAGGGTTGGATACTCTGCCAATTACGCTGCTTATGTGCACGATATGCCTGGCAAATTAAAAGGCCAGCCACGTGCTCACTTTGGTAAAACGAGAGAAGGCACCGAATTTGGAGGAGGTACAGGCAAAGGTAACTACTGGGACCCCCATGGAGAGCCTCAATTCCTTAAGAAGGGATTCGATGAAGAGCGTGATGCGATTACTGCGGTAATCAAAAAGGAGCTATCCCTGTGAACCCTCCGATGCATAAGCGTGTTCGTAACATCTTCGTTGATGCCGGTTTAACTGCCGGATATACCGTTCAGTCGCTGACATGGACCGATACCGGGAAATTGACGGAGAGATTCATCGTGTTCCGGCCCAACGGCGGTACGGCAGTAGATCGTGATATGGCTGCTGATTATTACGTACTGGTGGATATCATAACTGGTAAGTCTGCTGGCGACTACGCGAAATCAGAGACCGATGTGCAGGCCATCATCGACTACGTCAAGCAGAATCCTATGACGAATACCTGCATCGGGCAGATATCTAACCTTGGCGGAACCCCATCACCGGTAATGACTGCAGAAGGGCGCATGGTGTGGCGCTTGCAGTTCGCCTGTCTCTTTGGCGGGTAACACCAAATCAAATCACGTAAGGTCGCCTGGAGCGGCCTTTTTTATTATCTGAAGCGAGGTAAGCAACAATGCAAGGCTGCTCCAATAACGAACAACTTATCGGTCGCGCTAAGACGCTTGAGCTAGCGTATGGATGTGCTGACCAGGTTCCGGCAGAAGGGGACTGGAAGCTTATGGGGCTGCCGACTTCGGCAACCTGGGATATGAGCCCCGAAGCGCTGACATCCGATGCGGATAACGGCGGATTCAGTTCTAACCTGATTGCCAGTCTTGATCCCACCTATTCCATTGAGGGAGAGGTGCGCGTTAAAGACCGAACTGATGAATTCGGTATTCAGCAATTCGTGAAATATATCGCCGATGAAGTCCGAGCCCGCCGTCAACCTGCCGTCTGGATGCGCTTCCATTGGGGTGACTTTTACCACATTGGTTATATGGTCCCGACCGGCGCCAGTGATGGCGGTGGTGTGAAGGAGATCGTGACGTATAGCTTTGAGTTCAAACTGGCTGACGGGAACACCTTCCAGATTACTGAAGCTGATGATGGCATTCCCGTTACAGGCGTGACCGTAACGCCTACAACCAGCACGATTGCTGCAGGTTCAAGCACGACCTTCACTGTGAACATTGCGCCAGCAGATGCGGACGACAAGGTATTTACTGTTTCGTCTTCCGTGCCTGCGCGCGCTACGGTGGCCTTCTCAGGTAATACGGTAACAGTATCCGCCCCTTCTGGCGCTACAGCAGGCACCGCGGTGATCACTGTAACTACTGACGACGGCGCATTTACCGCAATTCACACGGTAACGGTTACTGCGTAAGCAAAACAAAGGGCAGGATTTCTGCCCTTGATTTTGTTTATGGGGGAAAGATGACACCAGTTAAAGAGTTTGGCGAATGCGTCATTACTGCCGGAGACAGGGATTATTTCTTCCGACCGTCACTGCTGGCCATGTCGCGAATTGGCGAGCCTGATCACATCGTTAGAGTGTTTCATACACTCTTCACCGTTAACGATGCACTGGTGGAAATGGTCCGCTCAGCAGCAGAAATACACAGCGAAATACCGGAGCATCAAAGGCTATTTTACGCGCAATACTTCGGAAGTTATGAGTTGCCTGAATGGGCGATCAAGGCGGCGTCTTCGCCGGGATTCATACGGGGAGCATTGCTCTCAGCTATCAACGTCCTGCAATCATGCTGTGATGATGACGTTTCTGAGTTGGTTGGCTGGTTCTCTCCAGCAAGGTCTGGTCATAGGACGTTTATTTGGCGACCAGGGGCAATGCCTGTACAGACCATGATACTGATAGCCCAAAGCCTGATGATGCACGGCATCATCGGCAAGGTGAAAATTAGAAAGCTCCAGCGGCACGAATCCAGCGATACAACATCTGAATTCCGGGCATCAGATTACATCATCGCAGCGCGGAACCACTTCGGTATCAGCAAGGAAGAGGCCGGACAACTCACTATGACTGAGTTTCAGTTAATGCTCATCGCTAAATACCCTGAGCAGAAAGGATACACCCGCGAAGAGTACGATCACGCAGCAGATGACTACTTTGCGCGCCGTAAGCGCAGACAGGCGATGATGGAGCAGAAGCGATCCATGACAAGCCGCACGAAGAAATAACCTCAGCACTAACTGAATATCAGCCTCGCATCCGCGGGGCTTTTTTTATCCGTTTGTTCGTGAGCGGCTAATGCCGACTCACTTCTGACGCGCCTCGCACGCGCATTTAACACAGAACCTTTCAGGATGACCCTTGAGGATGCCGGCTGGCTGTCGGTGCCTTCTGTGGGCCGGCTTCCTGTGCGACAAGGTTCATCACTAAAAGGTAAGCCGATATGAAATATCCAACCGTATCAGTAAACGGCGTCTCTGTTCGTGTCGACAATGAGGGACGCTATAGCCTTAATGATCTCCACGCGGCCGCCGTGGCGAATGGGGAGGCTACAGAGTCCCAGCGCCCAAGTGTATTCCTCAGAAGCGCCCAAATAAAACGCTTCATCAAGGCGCTTCAATCCAAAGCACTAAAAAGTGCTTCGGAACAAAATCAACCGCTTAAGGTGATAAAAGGCGGCTCTGAATCAGGAGCGTGGGGCGTCGAGCTACTTGCCATTCGCTACGCCGCCTGGATTAAGCCGGAGTTCGAAATTGAAGTGTATGAGGTATTTCGAACCGTTGTACGTTTGGGGATCGGCGCAATGTCCCGCCTGAACAAAATCGATCATATCATCAACACTGAAACCAAAGCGATTAGCCAGTGTGCTAGCCAGATGGCGAAATGGGGAGTCGGCGGACGTAAGCAATTGCTCCATGCTGCGCGCGATCGGGCCGCTGATGAGGTTCAATTGTATTTGCCGGGCATTGCATGAATTTGGAATAGTCCACTCTGGTGGACTATTTCAATACCAGGCTATTTACGACTTCCAAGATGCGGGATATATATGATCCGAAAATGTATGCGCAAATGCCAAAAACTGCAGATGTCATTGCCGCACCAGCATAGAAAACGCGCTTAGCGGATTTTATTGAAGACTCTACGTCAGAAATCCTTGAGTCTAGACCTTTAGATTCTTGCAGGGTTTCACGCAATCTTTCAGTGATCTCATGCTTTGCAGTATCAACATTTTGCTGGGTACATTTTGTCGTTATCGCAGTGCCTTCTTTGATTTCTGCGCGAAGCCCGCTTACATCCTCCTTCAAGCCGGAGCGCAAATCTCTGATGTCCGTTTTTATATCAACGATTGACGTCTGAATGTGACGAATATCAGACTCTATACGAGCGATGCGAGGTTCCATATCTGGGCCTCCATTGTTCCCACCACCGCTGCTTGACTGCTGCATGCCCGAAGCACGCATGCTAGATGAAATTGATGATTGTGATGAGCCGGAGAAATATGCACCAGAAGCGGAGGCCGCCATGATTTTCTTCTCTAACTCAGGATGTGCATAGAAGTCATTGCTCATCTGACTTTTGACCTGATATTGACCGTTCATGCTGTTCAACAATAAACTGCGCTAACTTAAGCATTAAGGGCTCAGGCATTCTTATTGTAGCCATGTTGTGCCGTATGATAGTGATGTCGTTCCCCCCATCGGATGGCCAAAGAGTGACATCTTTGAAAAAAGCAATAGAGCCTATTCTATCTGGAGCCTCCCCTGAAGATGAATAGCCAAAAGCATCAGCGTATTCATCGACGCAATTTGGTGATTTCTTTAGAAATTTTTTTTCATCAGCCATCATCTATCGTCCTTTGCGTGCTTGTATCATTTTGAATGCCATTTTGTCAGAGAATCCTTTGTCATACCATTGGTTTACTTAAGCGTGCGCATAGATAAAGTAAACGCTATTATCAGCTTAACCTGATAGAGAGTAGACGAACATCCTGATAAACGATCAGGTGGTTTTGTCGTACCTCCGCATCCCTGCTAATCTGTCAAAAACTAACCAGTGGGGATAGGTGATGAAGCTAGAAAGGGGGAGCGAGCTTTCCGATGGAAGAGTGCTCTACTGGATGGAGCATTTCTGCATCAATTGCGTGCCAAGCCAAAATGGCGAATGGCATGTAGGGCATTTTGATCGAGCTGAATATGAAACCCTGCGGGAGAATACGGTAGCTCTCCTAAAAAACGAAGAGTTTCAGTTCATGGTAAGGGTAGGAAGTGGATTTTCTGTAAAAGCCTGGTGTGTTTCTCTCAATGGGACTTTTGTGTTCAGTGTTCACCGTGATCCTGATGGGATCATGGCAGCTATCATTGTACTTAATGCTCAACAAAAAGAAGTATTCAGGCTAACTACTACGACCCATCTAACCTCATGTTCCCTATCTGAGTTTGCCGAATATTTGGCGCTATCCTTTTATGGCTCTTCAAAAGGAAGAGAGCCTTATGAGAATAAATTAGAGGTATTCAACTTAAAAACAGGTGAGGTGATTACATCTATCGACAAGGATAACGAGCTTAGGCATGCGGAAGTAATAGTTACAGAGCCAGCGGGCAATGTCGTCGCCTTTTATAAGGGAAAGAGTTTTAAAGTTTGCTAGGATTATGCTCATCTTTTATAGAGGGAGGGGAAGGTGTGAAAAAGGTCGTGTTTTCAGTCATAGCTCTAATGTCATTTAGTGCAGTTTCCGCGACAACAATAAGCATTCCAACTGATTCGAAAGCCAAATACACCATCATTGATAAAAGCTTAAATGGTTCCATGGCAACCATCACGACCATGAGAGAGGGGCCATCAGGGACATCCTACTCACAGCGCCTGTATGACTGCACATCGTGGACGGTGAAGTATCTTGGTGATGGAGACACGCTGGAACAAATGAAAGCATCCAAGCCTGACGAAGGCATGTCACCAATAGTTGATAATTCAATAGCGTATTATATAGGCCAACGGGCCTGTAAATAACCAAACCCGCTCCGGCGGGTTTTTTTATGCCCGGAGTATGCGATGGCAGAGAAAGCAGGTGAAATTTATTATGACATTGAGGCTAACGTATCCGGCCTGATCCAGGCGCAGCAGCAGGTTAATAAGCGTCTTGACCAAATGGACGCCAAGTTTGAGCAATCATCACGATCTGCCGGGCGATTCGAAGGTGCTTTAAATAAAGTTGGCGTTGCCATTGCAGCAGCTTTCACCATTGATGCAGCGAAGAAGATTATCGCCATCGGCGACGAGATGGTTACGCTCCAGGCGAGGATAGCCAGACTAAGCCCCAGCATTGACGTGGCCAAAGAAACACTTGCTTCCCTGTCTGCAATCGCAGCTCAAACAGGTAATAGCCTGTCAGAAACTGAGAGGTTATGGGAATCACTGACGACAGCGCTAAAGGAGACTGGCGCCACTAACTCGCAAATTCTCGGGTTGACATCGACACTGCAAAAAATTGGCACGATCGGTGGGTCCTCTACTGAGGAAATGGCAAACGCATTGCGGCAGTTCGGCCAGTCTATTTCTGGCGGTATCGTCCGTGCTGAAGAGTTCAACTCTATTCTTGAGCAGATGCCTGAACTTGCGCGCCAGATTGCAGCGGGGCTGGGGATATCAATCGGCGATCTTCGCAAGAGAATGCTGGAAGGTAAACTGACGGCTCAGGATGCCCTGAACGCCATTCAACGTCAGTCGCAGTCGGTCAATGAAGAGTTCGATAAAATGCCGGTCAGCATTGATCGCGCAAAGAACAGCCTCGATGTGGCCTTCAAAAATGCCATTAACGACCTGAACCAGGCAATAGGCCTTACTACGACCCTTGCAGGATTGATGCAGAGCGTCGCGGATAACCTCAATTACTACAACAACAATGTCGGCGATTCTTCAAGAATGCCGAAGCTGATCAAGCTCCAGCAGGATCTGAACAATGAGCTGAAAGACGGCCAGAGATGGTATGAAACTGACTCAGTTTTTCAGGCCAGAAGGGCGCAGGCAGCAGTGCAGCTGAAGCAGATCGAGGGGGAAATAGCCCACATTCGAGCAAAGGCTCAGAAGGACGCCGGAAGCAACCAGTTTAATGCGCCTCCGACCAAAGGCGATGACGCCGCAACCAAGAAGCTGGTTCAAAACTCTGAGCGCCGGCTTGCATTGGCCAAACTTGAAGGCGAGGCGCGAGCCAGGCTTCAGGCCCAATATGATGCAGCTGATGCTGGGGTGACCGATCCGAAACGAATCAAAGCGCTACAGGATGAGTACGCCGAAACCTACCGGGTTACGGAGGCCAGGAAGGAAAGCGACAAAGCCGGGAAGCAGTCGGCGTCTACCGCAGATTCTATTGCCCAAAAACTCGAAAACCTTCGCCAGCAGTCTGAGCTTGCAGCGGACTCAACTCAGGAATTGAGCCGTGAGCAGGCGATATTGCGTGCGCAGCAGTCTCTCGGTAAATCAGCTACTCAGGCTCAAATCCAGGAAGCAGGCAAATACGCAGCAGCCGCATGGGATGCAGCCGCGGCAGCAAGGGGCGTGACCGAAGCGCTCAAGGCCATGCCTGAGCAGGCTGAGAATAAATCCTACGCTGACTCCATGCAGAACCTGAAAGCGGCTCTGAACGCCGGGAAGATTGATCTGCAGGAGTACAACGCAGCCACTGAGCAGATGGAGCAGCAGCATCAGGCCAACCTTGCCAAAATACGCTCGCAGCAGGTGGTTAACCCCACCCAGCAGGCACTTGCAGAAGTTGACCCGGTGCAGCAGTTGGCCAACCAGCACGCGCAGGAGCTGGCGCTGATTCAGCAGTTCGAGCAGCAAGGGGTTCTCGCTCATGAGAATGCCTTGGCGCTGAAAAATGCTGCTGACCAGCAGTATGAGCAGCAGCGGATCGCAGCTCAATGGGAAATCCTCAGCCAGCAAAGCCTCGGCTATAACATGCTGACGAGTGCGGTGGACGCCTTTAGCGGGAATGCCTCCAATGCAATCACCGGCCTGCTAACCGGCACAATGTCAGCGCAGGAGGCGATACGGTCGCTCGGGAATACCATCCTGAACAGCGTGATCAACAGCATTGTCCAGGTTGGCGTCGAAGCGCTGAAAAACTACATCCTCGGTCAGACGCTCGGCGCCGCATCGGTGGCGACATCAGTCGGACTGGCGGCAACTACCGCTTCCGCCTGGGCTCCTGCGGCCGCGATGGCATCGCTCGCCTCATTCGGTGCTAACGCTGGCCCGGCTGCAGCTGGTATCAGTTCGACAGTGGGACTTGCTAACGGGCTTGCGCTTGCCGGCGCCCGCTACAACGGCGGCCCGGTATCAGCCGGCGGACTGTATCAGGTCGGCGAGAAAGGTAAGCCAGAGATTTACCAGGCCAGCACCGGCAAGCAGTACATGATCCCTGGCGATAACGGGAAGGTCATCAGCAATAAGGATATGCAGGGCGGCGGGTTGAATGTTCAGGTGGTTATCAACAATCAAGCGTCCAATGCTGAGCCGCAATACATGGGTGCCACACAGAATGACGGCAATTATGTGCTGGAATTCCTGATTTCTGATGCGGAACGCAATGGACCATATATCAGCACGCTACAATCGACGCTTGGGTTATCTCGTAAAGCAAATGGAGCGTTTTGATGGAAGAAAATATCTTTAGCGGGCCAGCTTTCTCACAAAAAGTGAGAGAGATTATAGACATGCTCTGGCCAGAGAGTGATAGAGGATGCGTTCTGGTGGCTTCAAGCATGATTGAAGAAGGGTTACTTGAGCTAATTTCATCGTTCTTACTTCCACCAACGAACTCAAAAGATGAGCTATTCCATGGGCCTGCGGCTCCGCTTTCATCTCTGGAGTCAAGGATCGCTATGGCTTATCGGCTTGGATTGATAACTAAGTCCGTGGCAAAAAGCCTTGGTGTTTTCAGGAAGTTAAGAAATGAATTTGCTCATAGAATTGAGACAGTAAACTTTGATAGCCCCAGCGCCCTAAACAGGCTTAACGAGATTTATCGTCTTTTCCCTGAACTATCTGATTACCTTGATGATATAGGAAAGAGAACAGATAACCACCCCCTGCCGACGAGACTAAAATTCATTATGTTTTTTTCAAGCAATATTGCTGCAATAAAGGCTGTAAAGACGGAGGTGGTCCCGATAATTCCTCTAGAAGAAACTAAAATATAAACCAAACCCGCTCCGGCGGGTTTTTTATGCCCGGAGGAAACGTGGCAACTGTTCAATACCCTCCGTTCCTGCCGCTTCCCCAGCGCGCCGATCAGAACATGACGCAGGATACAGCCTGGCAGACGACGCAGACGGCAGTCGGTCCATTGATAATCACGCCGATCACCACGGACCTGAAAGCGACCTGGACGCTGCAGTGGATATTCACGCTCGCGCAGGCCGAGCGGTTTAAGTCGTGGCTGCGCTCGCCAACCTTCTGCGACCGCGGGCGTAACTGGTTCCAGATGCCGATCGACCTGGGTGATACGCAGGGCGTTCAGCAGCAAACGCTGCATTTCGTCGATATGCCTGTGCAAACCAGCAAAAACGGCAGCGTCGTCACCTGGACCGCAACGGTCATCAGCAACGGCATCGAGGACATTACTGAGGACTACGACGACTGGATTGTCGAGGCGCAGCCGGGCTATGGATACTGGCTGGATTACCTGATCACCGAAGTGATGCCGAGGGCTGACTAATGCCGACTTTGAGAGAGTGGAAGGAGCGCCGGCCGGCGAGCGATATCAAACAGACGGTGGAGTTTTATCACCCTGCGTTTGGTTATTACCGGGTGGTCAATAACCTGTTTCGCCCGGCGACGTTTGGCGGAAACTCGTTCGAGCCTGCGCGGTTCAGCGTGACCGAGCCGGCGCAGGACGGAACGGCGGTCATTTCAATGATGATAACCTTTGTCGCCGCGACGGAGCATGTCCGGCAGACACTGAAAAGCTGGCGCGGGGCGGCGCGTATGACGCCAATACAATGCCTGTATCAGCAGTGGAATGCGATCGGTGATGCATCATCCCTGAAAGACTGGACGCTTTACGTGAACGACATTTCCGCCGATGCCAGCAACGTCACTGTGACCGCAGGGAAAACTAACCCCCTAACGCTGGCCAACTCCATCATTTACACCACGAAAGACTACCCAGGGCTAATCACCGTATGACGCAAGATGAATTTATCAGGCTTGTTAACGGCAAGCCTTGGGCTAACCGCGCCTGCAGTTTTGAGCAGATGGACTGCTGGGGGCTCGTCGTTTTGTATTACCGGCATGTGCTGGGTCTGGAGCTACATCACATCGCCGGCTACGAATCTGGCGCGGAGTTCATCACCTGCTACGAACAGGAGCGCGCCCACTGGCAGCGTGTGCCGGTGGCGGTAACCGGCTGCATCGCCGTTTTTTACCGCGGCGAAGTGCCGGCGCATATCGGTGTGATGATCAGCCCGGTTAAGTGCCTGCATGCCCGCGGGGAATTTGGTTTCGTGCGTTGCGATAGCCCGCTGGCATTACTGAAGGTTTACAGCAAAGTGGAGTATATGGTGCATGGTGCGATATGAGTTACAGAGGCTGCCTGGCGCGCCGCTGCAGCGGGGAACGGTAGATGCCGGCACCACACTGGTGAGCTTGCTGGATTCTCTTCACCTGCACCGTGATGTTGTCGTGAAACTGAATGGCCGCGCGCTGCCGGACGATTACGATATCAGCCGGCCACTGCGATCTGGCGACGTCGTGGCTGTCTTCGACCAGCCAGAGGGCGGGGTGGGAAAGCTCATCACCACGATATTACGTCCGGTCACGAAAATCCTCTCCGGCGCGCTGAAGGTGTTCGGCCTGTCAAATAAGCCCAGCGCGTCAGTATCGGTGGCGACAGGCGAATCACCCAATAACGACCTGACCGGCCAGACGAACCGGGCGAGGCTGTACAAGGGGCGCCCGTCCATTTACGGCCAGTGCCGCGTCTTTCCTGACCTGATTCAGGAGGCGCTGTTCGAGTTTGTCGACAATAACAAACAGCTTACGGAGTGGTTTGAGGTCGGTTACGGCCGGTACACCATTTCCTCGATCCGCTACTCGGAATCGAATCTCGGCAGCCTGGCGGGCGCCAGTTCTGCGATTTATAACCCGGGTGACGTGATCGGCACGATTGAGGTGGGGTACCAGTTCGATGACGTCGATAACGAGACGGTCCCAGGCCTGAATGAGAGCCAGGACTTTCCGGCTCAGACAGCGACCACGACGGCGCCGACATCGGTGGCGATCGAGAGTAATCAGCTCAAAGCCATTGTTCTGTCGAACGATGATAACTTTGCCTACTTTGCGGCGCTGGCGGTACCTCATCCCGTGTCATTCGTCATTAACGCTACCTGGAACGACGGCGGAACAAGCGTCACACGCAACGTCACCGGTGCCGGGAACATCATCTCCTCGGAGAGCTTTATCGGCGACGATACGCTGTCGTACACGACGTTCTATATTGGCGAGCTCTCCGGAGAGATTACATCTCTGCCGGGCAATGCAGTTATCAACCCGACGCTGTTCACTCTGAACGACCAGACCCCTCTGGTTATCGGGCCGTCAGTGTCGCCGATCGTGTCCACTCAGATCTGGGTGCATGTGTTGGTTCAGCTCGGCGCGACGGCCGGCACAACGCAATACCGGATCAAGTTCTGGCAGGTCGATGACGACAACAATCAGGTACCGGGCACATCCGAGCAGCATGATTATTTCTTCGACAATGATTTCCAGGTGACCACACGTTATTTCAGAACGACGCATAAATTCACCCCGGCGGCCGGGGCGGGGCGTTATGCGGTCACTATCGAGCGCCTCGACAACAGCAATGACGCTAACGTCGTGACGCTGATGGCGATCCACGCGGTGAACGTGCGCGAAAACGTCGTGTATCCGGAAGACACAATAGCCCGCATCACGATCAAAGGCTCGAACGACAGCAACAGCAACCGCGAGCAGAAGTACAACATGCTGGCGCAGCGGCATACCATCGGCTACGACCGGACAACCGGCGCGGTCGATTATACGCTGCGGCCGAGTCGCTCGTTTGCTGATGCAATCCTGCATGAGTGGGTGGTTGTCGGTAAACAGGACGTGGCCAGTATTGACGTCGCTGCTCTTTATGCCATTGCAGACTCTTTGCCGGATGCTCAGCTTGGGTATTTCGATTACACCTTCTCGGATGAGAAGCAGCCGTTGGGTGAGCGCATAGCTACGATTGCCAATGTGGCCCGCGTCGACGGCAACAATATCGGCGATGTGCTGACGTTCTGGCGTGATGAGAAAGTGACAAATCCCGATGCGGTATTTGCGCGCTCAAACATGTTCTGGGACGAGTACAAAGTGGCATGGCAAATGTCTCTCCCCGGTGGTTATGACGGCGTGGCGCTGGATTACGTTGACCCGCTCACCAATAAGAAATCCTATGTTTATCTGCAGATCGACAGCAGCGGCATCACTGAGGTTGAGGATGCCACGGTTAACGCGATGCAGATCAGCCTGGATGGCTGCCGCAACGCCACTCAGGCAACCGATCGGGCCTGGCTTGAGGCGAGGAAAATCCTCTACTCACGCCTGACCATGACGGTGAAAGTGCTGGAAGAAACGCAGGTCGTGCGCGGCACGGTGGTTCAGTGTCCGGACATGTACGACAACGCGCAGCAAACCGGTTATATCACCGGGCGATCCGGGGATGTGTTCTCGACCTCAGAGCGTATAGACTTTTCTCTCGGCGATATGTGGGTGGTGATGACCGACAGCCTCGGCAATTACCGCGGGCGCTGGCGAGCCTATCCGGTAAGCGGCAAAGCCCAGGCATTTCAGGCTGCAGCCGATACCTTCGATTTGAACATTTATGACCGCAGCACGGTGCAAAACCCCAGCCGGTATTTCATCGCTACCGACTCGGAACTTAATTCCACTATCTGGCGCGTCGATAGCGCCAAACCTAACGGTGACGATACTCAAACGCTATCCCTGACTGAGTATTCAGACTCGATTTATCAGTAACACACAACAGTAATTACCAACTTCGCGCACACCATCAGATTAGCTCTGAGGGCTTCGTGCGCCTTTTATAGGGCGACATGCACAATGGCAGAAGTACCGTTACCAACTCCCACAGATAACGCTGTTCCTAGCACTGATATCCGGGACGCAGTTTATGCTGGCGCCATGCTGGATAAGGTTGTCACCAGTACAGAGCTGACATACACCGATCGCCTCGGCGGTGAGCACTACACCGTAGATGGAATTAAGGCGGAAGGGGATAAAGTTGTCGAAGAGACGCGGCAGAACCTGATCCCTCTCAGCCGACAGTACATGACCCTGGCAGCAGCGCAGGCTGATATTGCCAACATTCCCGATGGTAGTGCCACCTATTACCGCAGCCCTGACGATAGCGCGCTGGCTATTGAGGTAATTAACAATGGTGGCACTCTTGAACCCACCGGTAGAAAAATGCCATCTAAGAAGTATATAGATGATGCAATTGCTCCTTACTCCCCTTTGTTAAATATAACCCAAGCGTCAGAGTTCTTTCCTTCTGATGAATATAATGATTCTGGGGTGGAAGAGGCCGTAGTAGATGAAAATAAAAAAATATTACTATCCAGGAAAGGTGTCGAGTGGTTTTTCCAAAAAATCAGAGCGGGGGAAATCAGCGCAGATGAATTTTCTGCTGAAATACTTTCGGGTAATGATATTTTGATTTCTGGGCAAAGCCTGATTGGAATCGTTCCTTTTTTACAGGCTTCGACATTTGTCGATATATCTGAATTTTCTGATTCAGGGTATGACTCAGCAACTTTTTCAGAAAACAATAGAATCATTGCTGGCATTAAAGGAACTACCCTTTATTTTAGCAAAATTGTCGTTGGTGATGCGGTAATTGAAGGAAGCGATTTTACAGAGGTAAAGGGTGTTACTGACGCATTATCACCTCTTCCAGAGTCAGTAACGTTTCTCTCACCTGATGAGTATGCAGATAGTGGATACATTTCTGCATCCACATCTGAAAACCTGGTTGTTATCGAGTCGCTGAAATCATCGGACCTGACAAATTCAGGTCAGCCTGATTACATTGCATTTAGCGAAGAGAAAGAAGGCTATGAGCAGATTTTCCTGTTTGATCGCGATACAGGTCAGCAGGTTCGTGTAACCAATACATCCAGTAATGAAACCTTGCCACGCGTTGATGGTGATAAGGTTATCTGGCAATCGGACAGGGAGACTAATCGCGCACCGGGTGGGCAGTATTATTGCTATATCAATGATCTGACTGAGCACTCTGTAATGTCCAGGCCGATCATTTGCGGGTGGGGCCATTCAATGGTTGATAACCCCCGTATGCTGACACGCCTGCAGGAGCTAACCGGATACACGGCCTATAACTTTGGCAAAAGCTCACGCACAAGCGTTGGCACAGCTGCTGCTCAGGGTGGGCGCAGAGCGTATTACGTTCCAGTTGGCGGCAGCATTCCTGCCAGCGGTTCGGTAACTCTTTCTCCGGCAAACCCGGGGCCACTGAGTTATTTTGCCAACGCCGCAGCATCGACGCCGTTCCACGGTTCTCTGGCTGGCATTCCAGGCAATTTTTCATGGGATGGAACCAATGCCACATTCACCCGTGATGCATCTGGTGATGCGGTTAACGTGCCTGTTGCCGTGCCATTCATTTGCGATCCGGTGACCACTGGTGCTATTACCGGAGGAATTCCGGCAGGAACATCTTTCCCTCTTCACCCTGAATGTATAAATATTTTCTGGATGGGAAGGAATAATATTAGCCAGTCAATGCAGGTTCTCAGCGACACTATTGGTGTAGTTGAATACATTAAATCTCTTGGGCAGAAGGTTATTATCCTGCTTGATTTTAACAGCAGTGTTGAGCCCCGTGGATCAGCAGGTTATGCAAACGTCATGTTATCAAACAGCATGATTAAAAAGAAATACCCTGAGTTATGGTGCGAAATTGATAGTGTTGATATGAGGGAAAACTTCGTAAACAACTATAATCCAGCATATTCTCAGGACGTTTCTGACTTTGGAAATGATATCCCTCCAACTTCATTGAAGTATGACGGACTGCATCCTAGCCAATCGAAAGAAACATCTAACGCCCCTGAATATGCATTGCAGGCTGGCGCGGACGTAAACGCTGAATTTATTTACCAGAAATTTCAATTATTAGGGTGGGTGTAAAATGGGTCCGTTTGAGAAACGAAATGGTGTAATTGTCGCAACTGGCGATATTCTTTATCGTGATGGCTCTATTAATAGTGGGACGAAGGGGTTAATTTCATGCCATAACACATGGTCGGGAGCTGGCACCAACCTCGCTGCCGGTGCACAAATAAAAAACATGTGTTATGTCGACGATCATGCTACGGCAAACTCGGGCCTGACAGCTTCTGGAAACGGGTATGTATTGAACGCAGTTCATGCGCAGGGAATTAACCTTCCAGCATCAATGATTGCCAGCGCAGGGATGACAAATTATCTGTATACGTTCTGGCTGAAAGTAACCGGTGCTGCCGCTGCTACTTCCAACTCATTCCTGGTGGCCCTGACAAATGGCACACCAAGTAACGCAGCAAATACGCTGTTCTGGCTGCGGCCAACATTCTCTTCAACAACTGCCGTGAGCGCATTGCAGGTGATTAACCACGGAGAGGTGATTAACGCGTACTCATTCCTGTCAGGGCTATTTGACGGGACTGTCCACCAGGTTGCTGTTGAGCGCGTGGTTTCTTCTGATGGAACAATGCAGAAATCGCGCCTTTATCTTGATGGCGTGCTGAAGTATGAAAGCTCTTTTTCAGCTATTGTTGCCTATCCAACCACCATCACACTGGCGCGTGTTGGTGATGCCGAGATAACGACAACTTCGCTCTCGGTGAATGGTGGAGTGTATCGCGGTCGACTGGATGATCTGACACTTACCACCAAAACAGCCCTTGAAGTTCTGGCAGACGACATTAGCCTCGTCAATGGGCGCTATAGCTAAAACAAGAGTTTGCTACTGACGCAGGAATTGATAGCCACAACCAGCATTGATCTGCTGACTCATAAAAACTACTGTATATAAAAACAGTATTAATCGGAGGGCAGATCATGCTTCAACAACAGCCAATCTACGAAGCTACCGGCATAAGTCGGTATGCGATGTTCGTCAATACTCAGCGAGGAGTCGCCGTAGTTGAGCGTTCCTCCGTGCCATTAGCTACAGCCGTTTTGCTCATCTCATACTGTGGGGTGCAGCAATTTGCCAGATTTTTGGGTGGATCACTCATTACGGAAGATGGTGATGCGATAGAGGGTGATGCACTCTCTGATGTAGAGCTGATAGGTGTGGTAACGCACATTATCAGTAAGCCTGGCTTTGATGATTGCCCGGTGATGTGATGTTTGCTCTGGTTGATGTGAACAGCTTCTATGCGAGCTGCGAAACCATTTTCAGGCCTGACCTTCAAGGTCGGCCGGTTGTCGTGTTGTCGAATAATGACGGATGCATCATTGCGAGATCTGCCGAAGCCAAGAAGCTTGGTATTAAGATGGGCGACCCGTATTTCAAGTGCAAAGACTATTTTCGTCAGCAGGGCGTCGTCTGCTTCAGCTCCAATTACGAGCTCTATGCTGACATGAGTAACCGGGTCATGACGACACTTGAAGAAATGTGTCCCCGCGTAGAAATTTACAGTATCGATGAAGCCTTTTGCGACCTCACTGGTGTGCGAAATTGTCGTGTACTGGAAGAATTCGGGCGAGAGTTGAAAGATACCGTTTACCGTAATACAAGGCTTCCTGTCGGGGTAGGGATTGCACAAACAAAAACGCTGGCAAAGCTCGCCAATCATGCGGCGAAAACGTGGAAAGCCACGGGCGGGGTTGTTGACCTGTCAAACGTTGAACGGCAGCGCAAACTGATGGCGCTGCTCCCGGTGGATGAGGTGTGGGGTGTAGGGCGCCGCATCAGTAAAAAACTGGAGGCCATGGGGATTAAAACTGTGCTGCAGCTGGCGGATACCGATATCAGGTTTATCCGGAAGCATTTTAATGTGGTACTGGAGCGAACCGTGCGGGAACTACGCGGGGAACCCTGTCTCGGTCTGGAGGAGTTCGCGCCGGTAAAGCAGGAGATTGTCTGTAGTCGCAGCTTTGGGCAGCGGATCACTGATTACCATGAGATGCGCCAGGCGATATGTCTTTACGCATCCAGAGCAGCGGAGAAACTCCGTGGTGAACATCAGTACTGCCGCTTCATCTCTGCGTTCGTCAAAACCAGCCCCTTTGCGCTGAATGAGCCCTATTACGGAAACAGCACATCGGTAAAACTGCTTACGCCAACTCAGGATAGCCGGGACATTATCACCGCGGCGACGAAATGCCTCGATGCAATCTGGCGAGACGGACATCGCTACCAAAAAGCCGGTGTGATGCTTGGGGATTTCTACAGCCAGGGCGTAGCGCAGCTCAACCTGTTTGATGACAACGCTCCACGACAGAACAGCGAGAAGTTGATGGAAGTTCTCGATCATCTCAATGCGAAAGACGGGCGGGGAACTCTGTATTTTGCAGGGCAGGGAATCCAGAGCGCCTGGCAGATGAAGCGGGAAATGCTATCGCCACGTTACACAACCCGGTTTTCAGATTTACCTGTCGTCAGGTAACAGGGTCGATTAGTTCTGCTCCCTGATTTTTCACATTACCCACGGCCCGCGTCACGGCGTGCCAGATAAACTTGTCGGCGGGCACTGCTCCGTCGACTGCTATCTCTTCAGCTTCCTTTCCGCCTATATCCTGGCGCATCCATTCGCGTGCTGCCTCCGGTGACAAAACCAGTGGCCGGCGGTCGTGAATGTCGACCAGTCCCTGATCGGCCGCAGCAGTCACTATCAAAAACCCTTCTGCTTCGTCACCGCGCTCGAAAGGGACACTGCCGATCGCCGCCATGAAGATTGGCTGGCCATCGGCGCGATGAATAAAGTAGGGCTGCTTCTTGTCTCCTTCGCGCTTCCATTCAAACCAGCCATCAGCAAAACAGATAGCCCGGCCATGCTGCCACAGTGGTTTGAACATTCTGCTGCTGGCTGCGGTCTCAACCCTGGCATTAATCAATGGCGGTTTATCCCACCATCCAGGCGCATAACCCCAGTGGACCGGATCGAGGTGCAACTGTTCGTCGCGTTCGCTCAGGAGCAAAACCTTTGTCCCAGGCGCCACGTTGTACCGGCCGATTGGTTCTGGGTCATAAGCAATGTCGCGCTCGGCTTCTTCAGCCAAATAAGCCAGGTACTCTTCGCGGGTTTGGGCTTGTGCAAAACGTCCACACATAGAAACCTCCAGTCAGTAGACTAAAAGTATAGACGTCGCAGGAGAGCGCTCAACGAATGGGTGATCTTAGGGAAGGGCGTTATCATGAAAGAGTGGTGCGCACCGAAAATTACATGATTAACTAGCGTGCTAATGATGCGCTGTTATTGTGATGAGGTAAACCGGCGAGTTTGCGATCTGGATAGCTGCTCGCAAAATCAAAAGGAGGGTATTCATAGTCAACTGAATAAGGCGGGAATTGTACACGAAAGTTTCCCGTCGACCACCACTAATAAGATGGTAACGGTTTGATCTTGAAGGAGGCTATTGGTAAGTGTTGGGAACCGTTTTTTGATGATTTTATTGCGGTAACCTATTGACACAAAAGGATAAAATCCATTTAGACCATAAACAGGAATCGTATTCGGTCTCTTTTTATCGGTAACTTTCTGCTTTCGCAATAGCCAGCGACATCATGTCAGTCAAACCCCAGGCTGGCCTCTGGATGTCCCGTTATAGCACACCGTTTTTAGCATACACAATCCATTTACACACAAATCGCATCCTGAGGAAGGGTTGCGTCGGGAAGGAGAGATCTGAAGCTGGGGTGGAAAGAGAAAAGAAAAAACCTGCACCTAACCAGGCCCGGCGTGCAGGTTAACTGGCGGGCCAACATCGGAAGCCTGCTAGTATACACATTTGTATGACAAATAAAATAAGCAAAGTCTAATAGGTTTGGCAATTCATGCGATTAGCTATCAATGAACGACCGTATCGCTAAAAATAATAAGCGAATGCGCCGCTATTTACAGCGGCTAAAATTATTCAGGGACGCTAAAGGTGGGATATATTTTACTTTCGAGATAGCAGAGCAAAAGCCAAATTTCATCGCTAAAAATAAACCATACGCAGCCCAGCAGAATGACCGCAAGAAGAATCAGCAGGAAAATTTCGGTTTTACTCATCATGCCAACCACTATCCAATGGCGCCAGGGGCCATGATAGTAGCGAAATAACGACCGAATAAGCAAACGCCGCGTGTCAGCGCGGCGCTATCCGCAGCGACATTTACGCACCATGGCGCGGTTGCGTCAGGATGTCCACCTGCTCAGCCAGCTGATCCAGCAGCTGGAACCGACGCCGGTATTCGGCCCGTTTTTTGCTGGCGATACTCTCCAGTGATTTTCGTTCCAGACGCTGCGGCAGCCGCCAGCGCCACGCGCTTTCCGGCTTACCATCGATGGACTGCCAGAACTCGTCGTAGCTGGCGTGGAAATGGCGGCCCTTGCTCAGACGATAGCGCAGGGCACGGAACACATGGCCGTTATCGCTGACGCCATAAATCGACTCGATAGCGCTGCGAGCGGCCAGTAGCCAAATGAACTCCAGCAGCAGGCGCTTCGGGAACAGGCCGAAGCAGGCGCGAGTGGCCTGCTTAATCACCTCATGGGAAACGTGGCGCCGTGGCCCCTGCAGGCCGCCGATGACCAGTTGCCAGGCTTCACCGTCCCAGGTCACGCTAAAGGTTGCGCTGGCCAACAGGGTGTGATCGCCGTCGCGTAGCCATAATGTGGTTTCGCCCTCGCGCTCAGCCTTCCCGGCTGAGGAGGCGGAGAGAGTGAACGGGCTGTCGTCTTTTCCGTTCAGCGTCAGCAGCGGGACCTCGCTCACCGCGGTCATGGCATGCGCCAGCAGCGACCCCTGCAGGGTATCGATGTAGCGATAATGACTTATCACCGCCATTGCCCGCTGCCAGGCGTTAAGATCGCGCGTCAGGTACTGACGGTGCACTTTCCCCGGCAAGGTCGCCTGCGCGGTCAGAAGCTGATTAAAATCATCACGGGCGCTAAGCGACTCAAGCATTGCTTTGGTGGGGCTATAAAATAACGCCGTACGCAGCAGAAATTTAAGGCGAAAATTTTTCTGCCGCCAGATAGGTGCAGGTATTAGTCTGCCCATCACCAGATCGGCAATAAGATGCGAGTGCGGCGCAAGCACGCTGGTTGAATGCAGGCTATTGTCTGTCACGATAAACACCTCGTTGTTATTTCCTCCTATTTTAAAGCGAGCTTCTGATAAGCTTAATCCTCTGGCCGACTATATTTCCCGTTTGTTTAAAATCGATTGAGGTGTAAATAAAAATCACGGGGGATTCGGCGCAATTACCTATAATTACAGCAGAGAGGTAATTATATGTATCAATGTATTAATGGTAGCGACTGGCGTAATATCTGGCTGATGGGCGATCTGCATGGTTGCTTTGCGCTACTGATGGGCCGCCTGCGTCAGCTGCGCTTTGATCCCTGGGCCGATCTGCTCATTTCCGTGGGCGATCTGATCGATCGCGGACCGCAGAGCGCTGACTGCCTCGGCCTGCTGCGCTGCCGCTGGTTCAGGGCCGTACGGGGGAATCATGAACAGATGGCGCTGGAGGCGCTGGAGAGCGGGGATATGGCACTCTGGCAGATGAATGGCGGCGACTGGTATGGCCGGGGCACCGCGCAGCAGCGGGCCGAAGCCGACCGGCTGTTAGCGCGTTGTCAGCGGCTACCGTTGATTATTGAAGTTGGGTGTGCAGATGCCCGGCATGTGATCGCCCATGCCGATTATCCGGCGCCAGTCTATCGCTGGCAGCAGCCGGTGGATCCCCAGCGGGTGTTATGGAGCCGTCATCGCCTGAGCGAACATCTGGCGGGACGTCATGGCGCCATCGCCGGAGCAGACCATTTCTGGTTTGGCCATACGCCGCTTCGCACGCCTTATGAACGCGATAATCAACACTATATTGATACGGGCGCCGTGTTTGGCGGAACGCTGACGCTGGTGGCGCTGCAATCGGCAGGTTAAAAATCGCTGTATTCGCTGGCGGGTTGCCAGAAGCCATCAATAAAATCTTCTATCGGATAGCAGCCGCCGTGGCGGATCCGCTGATCCTCCATCGCCACTAAGCACTGCGTTTCCTCGCGGTAGACGTCAACCACAATGTCCTCGCAGCCGCCATCCAGATAGCAAATAAACAACACCAAGGCAAACAT